TTCGCCGTCAACCGTATCTGCTTGCCATAGAATTTTGATCACGGTCGCGGTGGATTTTTAGTTGTCGAATGGCATCCTGCAGAGCATCATCCACAAGATTGTAAGCGAACTTGCGAACATCGTCAAATATTTCAGGATGTACCCCGCTGTTCAGATTCAACAATTCGTGAGAGCGGCGTTGTGCAGCTTCTAGTTCTTCGATTCTCATAGGGTCTCCATGTTTTGTTCACGATTTGTCACAGTCATCATTGTACACCTCAACACACGACATGTCAAGCCCTCATCGTCAACATTTTCGAAAACCGTACAAACAACCCGCTCGGGACAATTCGTTTCAAATTTCAGCAAATGCAGCAAAATGTTCCCGCTCGGGATTGACTCAGCCCATGCAGCCACTTCGCATAATATCGCACAGTCAGCGAAAAAAAGGTCTTGACAATGGAGGCAACGTGTGTTACAATACAAGGGTACAAGCGGGTTGAGTCAGCCGATACAGACAGATCGTCCTATACAGGGTAGTCAGCGAAAAAGGGGAAAATTTTGGAATCTGAATTGAACAATGCCGTGAGTGTTTTTTTGAATCACTTGCAGCTTCATCGTGAACACATACGATCCCACATGCTCCCGGATGGTGTGAACACTCGAAGTGCATCGGTTCTTCGCAACACCGCTGCCGAGGCTGGCATCGAATTCACGCCCGACGAAACATTGCAGTATCTGAAATTGATTGCAAGTGGCATGAAGATTTTAGACGATGCTGAAGGACCATTTTAAATGATAGGGGTAGTTAGGCTGCATAACTTTTTGCGTTTTTGCTGCATATTTTGATGTCTCGCCGCAAGCAAACCCATGATTTTGATTCGGCTACATACGGGTAAGACGCCCTTGTCTCAGTCCGAAGTAGTCGGATCGACTCATGACGGTCAGTCAGCGACTGGGGTGCATCGAGCCTCACTTTCAGGCTGCGCAGACCGCTCGTAGTGCCCAGATACACATCCGAAACATGAGTCTTTTGAGGAGAAAAACATGCTATAATATGGCAAAAACCCTGTAAATTCAGCGTTTTTAACACAATTGTGATGCGTGTGGACCACATTCAAACAGAAATCTAGATAAAAGCCACATACCTTTCTCTTGTTCTGTCTAGTAGTACTATTATAGTATATAATGTAATGTTTTTATTGGTTTTTCTCACACACACGAAATCAAACTACTCCCCTTTATTGTGTATAATACCATGTCAACAATGGTTGTTTACACTCAATATATTCTTTTCAAGGGTCAGGAAAACATAGAACACTGACGCTAAAAAAAAGATCTAGGGGGAAAAATGGCATCAGAAAACAAAAACGAAGACATAAAAAGTGAAATGGACCCCGTTATCGAAGAATTAAAAAGAAAAGGCATCAAGCATAATTCTAAAGAAACGGAAATAGTTGGCCTTGGCGATCTCTTGGAAGAAACTCTAAGAAAGGTTGGAATAACAGAAGAACGATTCAAGCAATGGTTTGATTTAAAAGAATGCAATTGTACTGAACGCAAGAAATTTCTAAATAACTTATTCTCTTGGAGAAAAAACACATGAACGATGATCTAGATCAATTTGAAGACATGGAACTCTTTCAATACGACGACGAACCAGTTGAAGCTGAAGCGGCTCCTGCTCCTGCTCCTGCTCCTGAGCCTGCTCCTGAGGCTGCTCCTGCTCCCAGCGGCAACACAGAAAACTGGAGCAATGAGGTTTTAAACAGAATGGGTTATCATCTCCGAAAGCGAGAAAGGTATGGCATCACCGTAGAACAAGCTGTTGAAAAGATCTTGACAGACAGTGCTACTCATGATGAATACAAAAAGTTAAACAAAGAAACCCAGAAATTCTCAGGAATGTAAAGTTCAAGCCTTGACAAAGACGATACTCATTGTACAATAAAGGCGTGGCAAGCAATTGTTACGCCTTTTTTTTCGTTTCAACCATGTTCAGGAGAATTCAAATGCGATTCACAAGCGGTCAGCAGGTCAAGGTTATCGACAGCGACTGCAAACAGTTGTACGGAAAGACAGTGACCGTGATCGGGCAGAACCCCAAACGAACAGCGGAATATGAAGTTCGTACATCCGGAGGAAACGTATGGAACGTTCACGGATGTTTCCTGCTTCTGACTGAGAAGAATTCATGTACAAGAAACTAAAAGAGGATATGATCAAGGGTACACTGATGTTTGATCTCTACTCACATGAAATGCGGCGTGTTTTAGGCGACGAACGGGATCATCTTTTCATAGGATATACATTCTCTTACCATGAAAAGATATTTATTGTTCTGGAAATCGATTCAAGCAAGGGTTTTTTTCTCGCGGAGCAGGTGTGAACAATGGAAGATTTGGATTTTAAAAATAAAGTATTAAAACAATACAAAGCCAATCATGACTGTGTGTTGTCAGAGATTGATGAGCATATCGGCACGGAACAGACCCGAAAAGCAAAAATGTGGGTTTCTCGTCGTATGGCTATTGAATGGACAATCGATGACTTCTCTGAGATCATTCACCAGATTATTCTAGATTCTTTTTCAAAAGAAACATGACAAACCGTTGACATTGGGTTGGTGAACGTTACAATACAGTCTGACTGGCAACATTCAAAGTATCAAAGTTTTAGGAAAATCAAATGAAGATTGCAACTGCTCCACAAGATGTAACTGTACACGGTGATTTTACGACTTCAGATTTTAATGTTGGCGATGTCGCTTTTATCGTCGATATGTTTGCAGACAAGGTTTACTCAAACAAAGAACGTGCCGTCATTCGTGAGCTTTCTTGCAATGCTCACGATAGTCATGTTGCTGCTGGAACAAAACACGTTCCGTTCAACGTTCACCTACCCACAGTTCTTGAGCCTTGGTTTTCTGTGCGTGACTTTGGTACGGGTTTGTCTGATCATGGTGTAAGAAATATTTTTGCTGGCATTGGCATCAGCACAAAACGTGGCAACAATGAAACCATTGGCTGCTTTGGTATCGGCAGTCTGTCTCCATATGCTATCTCAGATAGTTTTATGGTTAAAAGTTATTACAATGGGGTTGTTCGCACCTATACTTGTTACAGAGATGATCAGCGTAAACCAGTTGTGGCATTGCTCACCGAAGAAGCCACATCAGAAGCAAATGGACTAGAAGTAAGTGTTTGTGTCAAGGGCAAGGTAGAACTATTTGAATCTGAAGCAGAGAAAGTATTCCAGTTCTGGGAAGGAACTTTTCCTGTTATCAACTGCCATCAAGTTGCTGAAACATGCAAAACCAGAAATGAATCATTCACCTTCGAGGGTGAAGGGTTTGGTCTTTGTTCAAATTACAGTAATTTTTTTACTTGGTTGGATGGAATGCACGCCGTAATGGGCAATATCGCATATAAAATTCCATACGAACTAAATAACTTCAGGTGTTCTGGATATATCAAGTTCAATCTTGGAGAATTAGACTTCGACACTGCTCGTGAAAATCTCGCTATAACAGAAAAGGTTCGAGATGCCATCAGGGTCAAAACCAATCTGATCAAATCAGAATTAGCTGGCATTGTTATCAAAAGAATTGAATCTGAACCCACAGCGTATGACCAAGCTGTTTTGGTGGAAAAAATCAATCGTGGATTAATCGCTGATTTATTAAAAGGTGTGGATTTTAATCCGTACATGCTGCCAAAAACCTCTGAAACTTTTGATTATTGGCAAAGCAAGTATCGTGGAAGCGAAAAGTCTCAGAGCAGAAGCGTTCCGGTTGGAAAGACTGTTGAATATTATATTCACAAAGACAGAATGTCTGCACGCATCAGGTCGTATCTTAAGGATATGCCTTCTGGATACACTTTGGTTCTTTTCAAGGATCAGGCTCAGGCCGATGAAGCTAAAATTCCCGATGCTTTGATCAAAAACCTTGAAGATCTGCCAAAGGTAGAGCGAGCAAAAGCCAGCACAGGCAGCAGAAAAGTTGTTAAAACATTCCTTTTTCAAAAATCCTTGTACAGCGGCTGTAGCTGGGTTGATCACAACCTTGATGTTGGCAAAGAAGAAATAGTGTATGTGGAAATAAGCAACTTCAAGCCAACCATGACCAGTGCAATCAGCGGTTCGATGAGTCGTATTGGCAGCAGTCTAGAAAAAATGATTCTGTGTGGATTGAAAAAAATCTCTGTGATAGGACTAAAAAGCTCCTTTTTATTGACAAAATCTTTTAAAGAGGGTAATTTTATTACTCTTCATGATTATGTTGTCAGAGAATTAACAAATATCTGTCCCGACAAACACTATTCATACGATGAACACAGGGTAATTTTCTTTGAAACTTTGAACACTCACGTAGAGCACGCAGACGTTGAGGCGATTTTGGATTTTCACTCTTCAGTCAAATCTAACAAGATTGCTGAAGTTTGTAGGCACTTTGGTGTAATGAAAGAAAACACTGAAGATAAAACTCTTGAAAATTTAATGTCAGAATTCTACGCCAAGTATTCTATGCTTGAGTTTGTTTCAGAGTATCGTATCGAAGAATCCAAACACACCATCGCACAATATCTTTCTGGAACAGCAAGATGATCTGTTGACATCTTTCAGGTTTGTGTTACAATGGTGCAACACACATCAAATGGAGGTTCAGGAAATGAGCAAAGTCAAGAACGTAACTGTCGATTGTAAGCATTGCGAAAAAACTTTCGAGATAGAGTGTATCGCAAAAGATTATCGAAACTGGAAGAAAGGCTCAGAGTTGGCTCAGGACGCTTTTCCTTATCTTTCGGCTGGAGAAAGAGAGCTTTTGATCAGCGGAACTTGTGATGAATGTTGGAGCAAAATGTTTGGAGAAGTGACGATATGACCAAGTATTACAAAGTGCCAAATTTGAATAATCCATTACGAGAACTAATATGGGTATATCCAGAATATTCAAAACCCTCTTGGGTTCACTCAGATTCAGGTCGTCTTCACTCAGACTCTTGCATGGAGTTAACGGAAATCCTCGAACTAGGAAGCGAGGAAGTGTTTCCAGAATGGGCGAAGATTGCTGACCAAGCACAGACACAGGATCAGAATGCTCACGCGAACGCATCAGCCGCATTGTTGGATATGCACGAGAATATGACTAGACAACATCATAGTTCGTGCTACAATAAAACAAAGTTCAAATGGACGTGGTGTACCATCGACCATGTCGGGATTTGGGCTTTTGGTGGCTTCAAGGACGCTCCAAGCTTCACTGATGCAGCGTTTCGTGTGCCAGTGAGTCACGATGAAAAGAAACCGGGATGGTATTGTTATATCGGTCCAGAGCCAGAGTTTGAGACACAGGAGGTAATTTAAAATGGCAAAAAGTAAAAAACAGCCAGACGTTGCGAAAATTCCCAAAGATATCCTTGATAAATTTATCGACAGCCGCATTGTGGCAGGGGAAAGAGAGAAGATTATAAAATTTGGTGAACACTTTCTTTACTCTTCGGGTGAATTTGAAACCTACAGGGTAAATCTATGGATGAGAGAAAGCGTATCGGGTAATTTTTGTGATAAAATCTATATTGGCTACACTTGGTTTTTAGAGTTCAACAAGGCTGATAAAAAGATAGTGGACAAAACAGACAGAGTAAAAAGTCTAAAAAACCATTAAACCTATTGACTTTCTATCTTTTGCCAGCTATAATATACAAACAAACGTACCACACAGAGAAAAACCCAAAAGGAACTAGAAATGCTTGCTCACATCAAATCCAATGACAATCATTGGACAGTTGTTCTGAACTCTAAGCCAATTCAATTTGACTCTACACACGCTAAATATTTGGCTCTGGTAGAATGTGTCCACAGTGGCGATGCCGAAGAGTTCAATCGTATTTTCAACGAGGGAGATAAAATTGAGGATTGGGCTGAGGGATCTTTTGAGTTCCGAGACGGTTTTTTGTATTTTGAAAATGAGCAGTTGGCATCGAATCCAACAAAGCGTATCGTTGAAATGATCCAGCAGGGGTTTCCTCATCAGCCGATGTTGAATTATCTATCGAACCTGTATGATAATGTCAGCGAGCGTGCGATCAAGGAGTCTTACACATGGTCATCCAACAAAGGACTGCCAATCACTGATGACGGCATGATGATTGGTTACAAGGGGGTTTCCGTTTATCATGGACCAGACATCAAAGATAACAATGATAAGATCATTCACGATGGAGATCATGTAGACAAGTATACCGGCAAGTCTTTCAGAAACAATGTCGGTGATAAATGCAGCATGAAGCGACGACAGGTTTGTGATGATCACACCGTTGGTTGTTCCACTGGTTTGCACATTGGAACGTATGAATACGCCTCTGGATGGGCTGGAAGCTCGGGTATTGTGATGCTTGTGAAGTTCAACCCAAAGGATATCGTGAGCGTACCATCTGACTGTGATTGTCAGAAAATGCGTGTGAGCGAATATGAGGTGATCTCAGTTGCTCGTGGTCAGATTGAAGAAGCTGTTTTCGACGATGACTGTGATGACGACGACGACGATGACTGCGATGATTCAGGTGAAGATGCTAACTGGAGTGATGAATATATGATCTCTGCTGCGGCGAACGGCAATTGGATTGCTGATAAAGTAAATGAGGTTTTTGATCCGTCTAAAAATGAGTATACTTTTGATGATCCAGACGAGGACAATGTAGATTACACTGCTTGATTTTATACTTTAACTAATTTAGATTCAGGAGATGATCATGGTGGATCGTGTGAAAATTTGTGAGAAGCGACGTAAAATTTTGAAGAAGAAGATCAGCAGTGAAGCATCTATCTCTCAAGATTTGCTGCTTGAGCATGTAGCCAAGTCTAAAGAAGACTACGATCCTTATCATTACATCCAAGAAATGAACGGTAAAGAAAATTTCGTAGACTTTAATTGGGAAGAGGTTTGACGTGTTCTCTGATTTCATTTCTATCTATGGTTCATGCCATGTCTTTGCTGAATCAAACAGATCATTGCCACCACCAAGGGTCTGTGTTTATTTTTGAAGGATCTTGACCAAATCTCAAAAACAGTATTGACAAAGACGTGTTCGGTGATATAATAGTGTGAGTTGTGAAGATGAAAATGGAGATTCTCACTGTTTCTTCTAAGTGTTCGTTGGTCTAGGACCAAAGGCAAGAAATTAATCAGGATGGTTTACCCCATAAACATGCGGCAGTAGCTCAGGGGTAAGTAGCACCATTCTTATAAAGTGGGGGTCGGTGGTTCGATTCCACCCTGCCGCACTTCGATTCTATAGCTCAATTGGATAGAGCAACTGCCTTCTAAGCAGTAGGTTGCAGGTTCGAGTCCTGCTAGAATCAATCTTATGCACTGGTACGCCAACGGCTGAGCGACATAACTTAAAATTATGTGTGGGGAAACCCTTCTGTCGGTTCGAATCCGACCCAGTGCAATAGGCAATCAGTTGCCTCTTCTGTTTTATATATCGATTTGTTTTCTAAGTGATAATGGTAGTAAATTATCACAATGTCATGAAAATTTGTACAAAGACGTTATTGGGTGAAGTTGTTGCGTCCTTACCCATCATGACTCAGTAAGTTATCCGAGAGCCTACGACAGCTCCAAGGCATGGCAATTAATAAAAAATCTAGGCAATATCCAACCACTGATAACCTAGTCCTGTGAAGAACAAAAAACTAGCATTGTAAATCTATCAGCCTCAAAGACCATGCCGCTTACAAACACTACTCAATTACCTGATCAAGGCCACTCTGGTTCTTCACAGGTATAGTGTGGTGTCGGTACAGACAAAGTGTAATAATTCTCTGAATAGCCATTGCGTAAAACAATTCTCTGAGCTATAACAATAGCGACAACGCAACATTCACACTCAAAGGTATCACCATGTATAATCTATGTTGTATAAGCAATGAGTTGAAGGACAAGGGTATCGGCTTTCAGACAATGACTTGGAAGCGATACAATGAACTACAGCCAGACGAAGCATTGCTGGAGCTTGGCAAGCGATGGTTCAACAATGTTGTTGCAACAAAGTTCACCATAGACCATTGCGGTCGCAATGGCTGGGGTTACAGGGTTTCAAGCAGCCTGTTTCCGCTTCTGACGCATCCTGACTTCAAGTACAAGCTGACAGACGTAGCTCAGCACAAAGCGATCATAGGCGTATTTGAGAGCATTCAGACAAGCAACAAAGTCAGACTGTCAACACACCCAGACCAATTCAATGTGCTTGCCAGCACCAACGCCGAGTCTGTGGCAAAAACAATAAAGGAACTCAACTCTCAAGGACTCACAATGGATTTGCTTGGGTGCGAAAGATCAAGGCAAAACCCAATCAACATTCACATCAATTGCACTCAGGGCAATCTTTCAGAGATTGCTGCACGATTCGTTCACAATCTAGAAAAATGTGACGACTCTGTAAAAAGCCGACTCGTCGTAGAGAATGAAGACAAAGGATGCTGGAATGTGGAAAACCTTTTGAACTATTTATACCATCCATATAAAATACCAATTACCTTTGATAATCTTCACGACAAATGCAATCCATCAGAAACCTGTTTGAGTGACTTTGGAGAAAAGATCGAACACGAACTTTGTGCAGCTACGTGGGGCGATATCAAGCCCATTTTTCATTACAGTGAATCTGACCCAAACAATAAAAATCCTCGTGCTCACGCAGATCTGCCCATTGACATGCCGTTTAGTGAATGTTATGATTGGGACATCGAACTAAAAGCCAAGGACAAAGCAATCAGGATGTTTAAGGTTAAACCATGAGAATATGGCACATAAGCGACACTCACTGTTTGCACTGGAATATTCAAGTTCCAGAAGATATCGACACTGTTGTTCATTCTGGTGATTGTTCAAACAGCAAAGACTCTGCACTGAATTCAGTTGAGGTTTTTGATTTTCTGGATTGGTTTTCAGCATTAAAAGTTAAAAATAAGATTTTTGTGGCTGGAAATCATGACGTTTCGATTGAAAGAAGGTTGATAAACCCGGATTATATCAGAAGCTTGGGAATCATTTATCTAGAAAATGAATCAGCATGTGTTGACGGAGTAAACTTTTGGGGCAGTCCAATCACGCCATCTTTTGGAAATGGTTGGGCTTGGAATATGAATCGCTCTAAAATAGGAATGGTATGGGAAACGATTCCTGAAAATACCGACGTCGTTGTGACTCACGGTCCTCCAAAGGGGATTCTGGATCTTTCTAAAAACTTTGCTACTGGAGGCACAGAACTGTGTGGATGCAAGAGTTTAGCAACAAAAATCATTGAGATTTCTCCAGCGTTATCTTGCTTTGGTCATATTCATAACTCCGAAAATTTTAGAAATGCTGGCTTGACAAAGCTAAGCGGACATGATACAATCTACAGTAATGGATGTTGTATCTCTGACAGAAGTATGAAATTGATAAAGAATGATTTTTCTGGAAATTTACTAGAAATAGGTTGATACGATGCATGAATATTCAGCGACTGTCATCTCGGTCTACGATGGTGACACAATCACCGTTTGTGTTGATCTTGGCTTCCATATATCTCAAACCATGTCTGTCAGACTTGCGAGAATCAACTCTCCTGAGGTGCGAGGAGCGTCGTCAGCAGAGGGATTAAAAGCAAGGGATTTCCTCAGGTCTGTACTTCCCGTTGGAATGAAGGTTACTCTTGTGACCCACAAGGACGGCAGAGAAAAGTATGGGAGATACTTGGCAGACGTTTACTTGAATGAACTGGAATGTTGGTCAGAACCCAATCTTTTCAAATGTGTCAACGATATGATGGTGACGCAAGGCTTTGCTAGGAAAATGGAATATGACTGAATTTAAGACGGAAAATATTCTATGAGACCAATCATCATTATCTACTACAAGGAATGGAGAAGGATCTATCCTATTATTCCTGCTAAGTGGGTTTTATATTATGCTAAACATTGCAGTACTGGATATGTGCATCCATTGTCTGCCATCGCATTCTTTGGGTTCGCTACAAGAGCGGCCAAGTTTGCAGAAATCCTCCGTAAATACAAACTAAAATAGGACTTGCAATGACTATCATCATCTGTGCCTTCTGTGCTATTATGAATATATTAGTAGCCATGAACTCAACTAACCCTGAGGTATGGGTCAATTGGATGTCTTCTGGGTTTTGTTTTGGACTGATGGTTGCGGCCATCGTAATGAAAATGAGGAGATAATATGCTTACTTACGACCAAAGAGAACTTCTTGAAGAAATTGAATTCTCTGGTATGGATGTGGAATGTGCCATTCGGGAATTAGTTGAGTCTCCTACTATCGTGAACCTAAGGGAGAACCTAAGATCCCTGATTAGTGAGGCAAAGGCACTAATGGAGAAGGCCGAGGAGTTACATAAGCTGGTGGGCGTAACGGAAGACAAGGGCTAAGTCGGCCCATTATAAGGATTTAATCATGATGCCAATCGTAAAACACTACAAGACAGAACCAGACGACAAGACCGATAGGTTCGCTATGTTATCTGAACTATTGGCAGAAGATTGTGCCAAAATGGGAGGGAGAACACCTCGTGTGTTACACCTTTCTGATCAGGTATATCACGAAAAGAATATATTACAGCCAAGTTATTATTACCTTCAATGCATAGTAGTGTGGGAGCAGCAGTATGCACAACCTGCCGATAACAGCAAAGCTTAGGAGCGTCAGCCCATGAATCATATCGGTTTCAGGCTAGTTTATCATTCATCTATTACAGAGACAGATAATCTATTCAAGTTTCTAGAATCTCAGAAAGTCCAATTCTGCTCAGAGAACTCTTATAAATGTAGGAGTGACTCCGGGGCTTACTTCAGAAGAGGATTATTTGGGTTCGGAATAGCCGAAGACTTCTCTACTACATACGGGAAACCTATCATCTATACCTTCAAGAGACTTTCAAGAGGAAGAAGAGTCTTTGGCATAGTGCCTATCTCTTTACTGGTTGGTAGGACTGAGCTGAAACTTGACCAATGTATGTGCGCTATACATCGTGGTGGGCAGAGAGTGACACTATCTGTTGCCTATAACGAGGCTGATTACAAGACCTATTTCGAAGTTGGAAAGATCAAAGGTAAAATAGAAAAGAAGGAGGTGTAGCCATGAAAATCACCAAACAAGGCACACCCGCCAGCGAGCGTGTCTGGCTCATATCTGAATGGCTCAGAGACAAGGTCAATCGAGCCAAATACTACTTCTCCTATGTTTATGGATGGAAGAAGAGACCTTGTAGTGCTTGTAGCGGAAGTGGAAGGTATGACCATAATGGGTCTCCTAACTGTAGTTCTTGCCAAGGAACCGGGAGGGAGACCTATCGTGGCCCAAAAGCCATAGATAATGCCATAGTGCGGTGTGCTCCTCAGTTGGCCGAATTGGCAAAGAAGATGAAAGAGTCTCGCGACCACATTAAGTAGGGAATCAGATGTTGACATCACATTGACAAACAGATTAGCATCTGTTAAGATGCAGAAAACGAAGAGAAAACAAATGAGAAAACCGCGACTGACTGAAGAGATCCTGAGAAAACTTGAGCACATTGATGAGAATAAAGGTCCAGATGGCTGGACTCGCATATGGCCGACCGACATGATGAATAATATATGTTGCACTCTTTTTGAATACAATGTTGATGGCGTCAAAGTAAAGCTCAGTAATGCAGGATCGTTCCTGCTAAGCTGGTGTCGTTGAACAAATGTACATTACCCGTTTTATCCAAGGAGAAGCCCATGAACATTGAATTTACACCATACTACCGTAACTTTGAGGATGATCCCAAAGAACAGCTTCCTCTTTACTGGTGGCTTCATCGCAACATAGATGAAGGATGCCTTGAGGATCGCCTCAAGAAGGTATCCAGCCTGATTGCTCTGATTGCAGCAGACTGGTTGGCTGATCATCCAGAGAGTGCCGATGAAGTAGCTTACGCAATTGGATGTCGTGGAAGGGATCACAAGGTGGTTGATGAATGCTAAACAACTAAAAGAGATTGTCGATAATTCAAGCATATCTTCTTGCAAGTCCATGAAACAATCTATTCGCAAGAGACTGGAAACCGCAGCGTACAACGGTTTTTACCACATCATTTTTGATCACAGGTCTTATGACGGACCTTTTCTTTTACCGGAACGAGTAAGAAAAGTCTTCCTCGAAGACTTGACAAAGGATGGATTCGTGGTAGAATGTGAGACGAGGTGGTGGAAAACAAAGACAATCAAGATCTCGTGGCTAGTGCCACTTGATATAGAACCAAGGCCACTGCCTTTAGAGGAACAAAGCTCATGAAACTATCAGAAGTTGTTGAATCATTGGGTGCCGCAGAATTCAAGGATCGGCTCGTTGCCGAACTGGACGGTCTTATCGAGCAGAATCCTGAATTTGTTTATATCACACAGGATCAGTTGGACAAAAGTGGTTTAGATCCTAAATGCTCATATGATTCTGGACCTCAGCTTAATACTGGTCGTCGATCCGAAGGTGAGTTTGGTTCGTACAAATACGTACCATTTGAAGATAATACTGAAGAACAGAACAAAGGTTGCATCTTTGGTCAAGCTCTTCGTGCTATGGGCGTTGATATGTCAGGGGTTTACTCAGGCATCGAGTTTATACTAACTCCATTGGTAGGAATAAACTTCGCACGAGCTTGTCGGGGTATTCAGGGTCGTCAAGACTCTGGAGAAAACTGGGGAAAACTGGATATCCGCAAACTGGACGGTTTGTAGGAGAATTATAAATGATCGATACAGCAGTAGCAGCGGAGCACACTTCTGCGATTGGGAGTAAGTGGTTAATGGGATATGAAATCAAAAGCGGAGTCGGGATAGTGTTGAGGTTGTGGGTGTGCGGTTATTACGCGATACCAGCAGCAAACCTTGACCCTGTCAATTAACGTCGTAGCAAGCAGCGGATAACCATATCGTTTGCGTCAGCAATATGGTGTACAAACACACAGAGGCAAAACGGGAATTACATGATTGCTCTTTACGACATTTGCTGGGAAAGCCAATTTGGGGAAGTATATGTTGCTTTCACGTGGCCGGGCAGACAACCAAATTATCAGCTCCACACTCAGACCGGCATTTTATGGTTTAAGTCGCGTCAGTTGATGTTTCAGATGATGGGTTAGTAGCAGCGGATAACCATATCGTTGGCGTCAGCAATATGGTGTACAAAAATACAGAGGAAAAACCATGTTGACCGATGAATTCCCCATGATGGGCAACTTTGACAATGATTATGCCTACGGTGATTACGTTTGCCATTGCAATCGTTGTGGAGTACAGTATCATGGACCCGACCACACTTTGATATGCTTCAAATGCTACTCTGTTCAATTTATGGAAGAACTAGAAACGCCAGTTGTGATAAACTTCTGGCCGATAATTAAACTCTTCATTATAGTGGCTGTCTGCATAGCAGTAATATTAATCTGAGGAGTTCCTTATGGGGCATATGAGTGGAATCAGCCGACGTAAAACAGACTGGCTTGTTCGTGTCGTTTACGTAAACAAGAAGCCGAAGTATCAAAAAGGGTTCCCAGATTCCATGTATGGTGGTGTCGATGGTGCGATGGCGGCAGCTATTGCATATCGAGATGAGTGCTTGGCTACTGGAGACACGTCAAGACCCAGAAGTAGGTGGGAAAAAACTGGTTTTATAACAGAGTTGTCATCACATGACGTGTCGCTGATTCAAGATACCGTAGAAAAACACATCAATAAGACTAGCAGATATAGGAGTATTGCATCAGACCTAGAGATTTCTGAGATCGTTCAGTCGGTTTGTATTGCAATAGCGTCAAAGCCAGAAGCAGAAATTACGTGTCGAAGGTTGTATATTTCAATCGTGACGGGGCTAGCAGCAAGATCATTGTTTTTTAACAAGGAAAAAAGGCTGCGTAAGTATTCATCTGGTCTCGATGGTTTTTAATCTTTTTGAGGTGCGATATGAAGTTTGCTCCAACTATCTACACAGACGATTGTGAAGTCTCAATGCTATTTATGGGTGAACCATACTTCATCCGATTTGAGATAGAGTATGATGATGCGATGCCTGTAAGATGTCATATGTTGGATTTCTGTCTTACGAAACAATCTCTTGATGAGATCAAGTGGCCAAACCTCCCGCACAAGCGGCTTTGGTATGTGAAATGGGGCGGATATCCCATCTTCATCCAGAATGAGGTCAATCCAATCTCTGATGATGGTAGACCTTACATGTACTTATGCACAGTAAATAATGAGTGGGGTGATAGTGGCAATTGCAACATCTTCATCCTAGTTCGCAAGGGTGAACTCGGTTACGAGGTCGAAGATGTCTATATGGAATATTCTTGCTGCTAGGCATTGACAGACAGCAAAGCTGTCATATAATGTGTGAAACGAACCAAGCCCTTCAGTTAATCGGAGCGAATCATGAAAGTTGAATTTGAACTACCAGAACTACCCGGATACGAATACACTGGCGAGTTTAGGCCCCCGGTAAAAGGGGAAGTTTGCCTGTACTTCGGAAAACCAGTCAGGGAGCAGGAGAAGTACGATGGTGGCAATGTCAGCTACCCAATCATGCGGGTTAAGGCGAAGCCTAGGATTGTTATCTATCAGTGGTTGATCAATCACAACACTAACTTCGGAAAAGATGAGTTTGACTGCGGGCATACTGTTGTGTACGCAACAGAGGATAATGTAACAGCAAAGTGTACAGAGTTCGGTTGGACATTCAAGAAGTTCAACCCGTCCCCGCTGTGGTCCCTTGATGGAGACGCACTATGAGACTTAGCGACTTAGGACCGGGACAGTTTTTCGAGTTTAAATCTCCCGGCTATAGTTTCCGGAAGTGCATGGTTGTAGGCATCGACTCATACGGAGCGGTGAATTTCCTACATGAGACCGCTGGTGGGGATAGGTTCCTACTCAACAACCTGCCATCTGATTACGATCCTGAGGTAGAGACTGATCTCTCTCAAGATTGGCATTGGAGTGGTAATGATTATGGGTATCCTCGGTAATATTTTACAACCTAATTAGGCGAAGCTTGGAGAGAACGAAGTGAAGCTCAATAAGTATCAGCGAACTTGGATCAACCGATTAAAGTCTGGTGAGACGAAAAAGGCCAAGGGCGAGTTGATCAAGAATGGCGGCTCAATGTGTTGCCTTGGGGTAGCCATCAAGACTATGCAGCCGCTTAGTCTCAAGATGTGTCAAGATAACAATATCTGTACCCTTAATATGAACTACTTCCCAGAGGTATATAAAAACCTATGTCTGAGAAGCGATGAAGGGGTTTTGCATGTCAAGATGATAAAGCCAAAATGGATCAAGATCATCGAAGAAGCAACTGACCGAGCAACTTTACTTACATCTGGAACCTCATTGTATTCATTGACATTGATCAATGATAACACCTCATTGACCCATGTACAAATTGGCGAGTTCATCGATCAGAACCGTGAAGCGGTTTTTATCGAAGTGGTGTAAGCCACTGGATAGGCGGCGTGGACAGTGACACGCAGGGGCTTCAACACCGGAATGTATGTTGAGGGGCACAGTCAGCAAACTAGAAATCTGCCCTCGTGGAGTGCTGACGTAGACGAGATTCCTAGTAGGTGCGATTCCTACCCTATCCTTTATTTGGCGTTCTCCCGGTTTGAGTCCGATAGCCTAGCTAGTGCGACTATAAGAACTGCCCCAGCAAGGCCGGGATAAATGGGGCTCTGGACTTCCCTAAGTGGTGAGGAGTACGATGAAAGCTCGTGCGATGACCGATGGTCGTCAGGGTAAGCGGCGTGGTTTAGTTGACACGCTCTGAATGGCTCCATGCCATATAGTCGGGGAAGGACCGACGAGCAGGTGCAATTCCTGCCTTACCCTTTTATTTTATTGAATCTAACGAATGGGAAATTCATATGATTGAGCCTGAATTAGAAGAACGATACAATAAGTCATTGGTCCTACTTCGCAGGATCATGAATGCTGAGGATACCCTTCGCTGGAAGGAAGTCGAAACCTACGAGGACATAATACCCGATATTCGTGATTTTTTATCAGACACGAGGAATTTGAACGATGTATACATCATTCCTACAGAGAGTCAAATTATTATTTTTGACTCCGAAATATAGACTTCTAGGCGTGCATTGGGGCAGAGAGATCAAATATAGTGCTGGCATGACTGGCTATCCTATGTATTGGTTCTATGAGATCGGAGATCAGTTTATGATCTCTGGCTTTTTCGGTGCAGTAATTCGGGGGAAGTTACCAAAGTGCCTTGACAGAGTCTCGGACTCTGGTAAGATTAGGTATCTAAAGAGATACATTCCAAAAGCAGACAGGCGATAGTTATGACACAGCCATTCCTCGAACAACTTGAATCTTGGATCGATACGGAAGACTTCGTTGAGCTACAAAGATGTGAGTTCAAGGTAGCAGAGATGCTCAAGAGCTACAGTCGCGTTGTCACAGAGATGGAGGAAGACAAGTCTTCCTTTCTATGGACCGATCCTATGGCATTAGCCGTTCACAAAGAGCTTAAAAAACTGAAAGCATTAGTTAAAAGGGTAGATACTCTCTACAAGAAAACAGATAAACAAAACAAGAAAGATCAAAATGTGCTACGAGATGCGACAATCGTTTAAAAACGGAAATGTATGGTATAAGATATACAAGGACGACAAAGTTGTTTATATATATAGCCATGAACGAGAGGCAAGAGAAACAATGGAATATCTTACAGAAGAAATAGCCGTAAAAGCATTCAGTAAGGCTCACAAAGGATCACTTTATCTTTCAACTCCATTCACCGATCCAAGATCTGGTATGGGTCGAAAGAGCTAAACTATTATTTTCAAGGAATTTATATATGATGGAATACTGGCATTGCATCTTGGGGCCTGTTGACTCAAGTCTAATTTCATATGGAGCGGATTTTCCTCTCAGATGTGCTGTGAGAGATGCCTTCTGTGATATCCCTGCACACTCAGATACACCTATCACAATTTCAAGTGGTTGGGGTATGACTCAGGATGTTGTGGACAAGATACAGAAGATCAAGTCAGAGAGCTTTATGCAAAAGCACAATATAGTTGAACCAAAGAACGATATCTGTGGTACTGCCGAGCAACGCACAGCACAGTTAATGTTCACGCCCAAGATGTATTTACCACCTTTGGCAAATGCTTACTCAGACTATATGATCTCCATATATGGCATGTTTGGAACATATGAAGTTGCTTTTAACACGTATGCCCACTTGGTTGAGGGTCTTCCCACAGAATGTCCTCCGTGTAGCGATGCGATAGCTTGGTTCAGGAGACACGGTCATGAAAAACCCTAAAGAATTGCCAAGCGGTTGGAAATCCTATGTGTTGGGACTTCCTCAGCACTCTCAACTCAAGATACTGATGAATCTGCTTTATTGGCAGATAGATGAACTAAAAGGACAAGACGTCAGGTTTTTCCCCGGAGAAGACCCAGACTATCAGGGTACTTACACTGCAAATGCTGACATATACTGGACTTCACATGGAAAGAGTTTACTAGAATGAAGATTGGTGACAAGATTGTTTGCGTAACAACGGCTCCAGATTATACGCTTCGTGGCAAGTCCGACAATGCTCGCTGTGTAGTGGGAAATACCTACGAAATCAGTGACGTAATTGAATCTAAGATGGGATTGTTGCTGGATATCGAAGGTGAGTTACACATGGCAGAATGTTTCAAGGTGGTGAACGAACAATAAAAAAATAGTAAACATGAAATCTTTTGCAATAACAGTTGCATTTGGCCAGTCTTTTGACTATAATAACGAGGGTCATGGAGTATGAAAGAATTTATGATAGTGATACTGGTATACTTCCTAGCATTCCTTATAGCGTCGTTGGGTTGTTATATGTTTAAAGAAATTGGCGCATATTTGCTAAAGAAGCAGAACGAAAGAGATTACGTCACTACGTATTATTTTAATCACTAAGGAGAAAATTATGAACGACCAAGAGGCTATCGCCACGAACGGCGGCTCCGGTTCAACGCATTGTTCGTTTTCTGCGATTAATTTTACGCGGCTTAAAAGATACATGGCAAGCTGGTTTTGTAAGCATGCTGTTGTTCACAATATTGATGTAGCGAATCAGTTGTGTGAATTAGGATTTGTGGTAACTAGTGGTCGTGGACACATGATGACATACTTTAAGAATAAAGATGGAAGCAAGAGAGCAGACAACAACAACCCGCCCAATGCGTTAGATTTGTTCTTACTAAACACAGGGCGTTTCGCTCATTGGTTTTCCGACAATGTAAGTTGGAACATCTTCAAACGACATACCATCTACAGAGATCTCACGTCTTACGAGAATTGAAATCAATACTTTGTTATCGCGGTAATCAGGTCAACCATAGGAGAATCCAGTGCTCAGAAAAGTAAAAGACGGTAATGTGGAAATTGTAGAGTGCGACCTCGATCCAATTGTGACAGGGCGAATTCTGGAGGGAATCGTCAATATGAATGCGGCGATTGTATCGTTGTTGGGGTTGTCTGTAGCAACGAACGACCAAGTTAACCGGGACGCCGCGAGCGGCGTTCCAACCCCAAATCCGGCGAATACGGCGGCTCCGGTTCAACGCATGGTTCGTTGCAATTTGCGGCTTGGGTTTAAGTTACTTGACGAGTGCAGATTTGATTGTGTGGTATGGGAGAACACGCCCATTACAGGTGCATGGTGGCACTGCCGCTTATCGGAGAATGCATCCAAACAGTTCGGAATGTCACTGAAACATCAAATTGAAATTGGGTCATGTTCGCTAGAAGATGTGCGAGAGATTCAAAGTTATTTTGATGAGGGTTTTCTGCATTCTGGCTTTGTTCTAGGAGCCAGTAGCCACTTGGATCTTTCCGAACATTGTCAACCAGAAGTTCAGATATGGAGTGAAGGTATCGTAAAACCTGAAAAACTCGTGATGCATCCTGATATGAAAGATGAGGAGTGGGCCCGTTGGGATTGTGTTCTGTCAGAACTAAGCAAGACCACCAGTCTGGCCCCTTTCTGTTCTGGTATATCCACTCAGCAGCAATCCGAATCTGACGTTCTTCCATATGAATACGATACTTTGAAAACGAACGATCAAGTTAACCGGGACGTCGCGAGCGGCGTTCCAACCTCAATTCCAGCAGCTACGGCGGCTCCGGTTCAACGCTTTGTTCGTTTTCTGCGATTGATTGCGTCTATTGCATTTTGGCCGCTTCGTTTCCTTCGATTTGCCGGAATGGCGAGGAGCGAACAAACTCACGCTGTGATTGTGAAGATACCACCAATGCCATCAGACCTAACTGATGAGATCAAGAGGATTGCTGGCGTAGAGATTCAGCGTGCTCTTTCATTTGTTGGGAAATCTGTGTGAGGACGGACTTGGCTATTGCGACCGACTGACCAGATATTGACTTCTCAAATATTAAGGAGAGTAGCTCTGGACTACTATAAAATACCATCAGATGTCCTTACTGGAGAATTTCCCCCGGACTGGGTCAGGCTTAGGCTTGCTTTAGACGGTAATGGGCCATTCTTCTTGCACAGCAACATCGGGCCACTTGACAAGACCGGCCACTATCGTGGGTTTTATGCCGATATAGGTGACTGGGTCATAAGAATCAAAGATGGCCTTGAGACCTTATACCCAAATGGACTATATGTCTTATGCAAATCACATCAATAAATAAGGAGCGTAAGCTTGGACGGTAATCAAAAATTTTGGCTGGCATTTTGGCTTATTGTGTCAGGATCTATTTTTGGAATCAGAATACTGTGGATCGTTGAACAGTATCTGAAGAATCACACTTGACAAACCGATACACGTCAGCTACAATACGAGCATGGGTATTTTAATGAATAAAGCAACCATAGAACAACTCAGATTGCACCTCGAAGAGGAGTTCCACCCAGCTTTGGTGCATGTGGGATATGGGGTATGTGGACTCCTAAGAGGGATTGAAACCGTCGAAGGAAAGACCTGCGTTGTAGTTCAGATCTTTAGTGATGATGTAAGGTTCAACTGGAAGATTGCTCAAAAGTTTGAGTATGGTTTAAACAATATTAGGGAAATAAAATGATCATTGAAGTTGGGAATACATATCAAGCGAATGATGGAAAATTCTGGAGAATAATCCAAGAAGATATACTCCAACGGCATCAAGACGCAACCGAATTCAAGTTCGTTGGAGCTAACGATGGTTGTAAATATGTCAGATTTAACGCGAATGGAGATAGTTGTGGCGATATTAAACTGATCTCTGAGTCCAACGATACACCGGAACTTTTGGGTGGATGCGTAGGTGCTTGGAGTGGAAACTTCACCAAGATTCCGGATACGCTTGTTTGGGAATGGAAAACCCCAGACAAAGAAGGTATCTGGGCATTGCGTCGCGATGCGTATGGTGGAACATTAACAGAACAGGCACCAAAAGCTATGTCTGTACAGCTCATTGAAAATGTAAAAAGTTGTTTTTACCTAAAATGTTGGAGATGTTACTTAGGACCAGTTCCCGAAATCTCCCAACCCAAAAAGCCTGTCAAGCAAACCCTATGGATGGTTAAATGCTTTAATCGTTTGCTGTGGGAAGAGCTATGGTTACCAGACGAAGAAACCCCAAAACTCTGGTGTTTGCACGACATTGCTCATAAAACTTGCACAACCCGAACAGTACAGGAGAAACCATGACCACATTCATACAATTGACAATCGGAATTCTCTTGGCCGCGTCGATCTGTCGATACTATAATATCACTAGGCTTATCTGGAAAGTTCTAGACTACATCTACTTCGTAATGCTTACGATCTTGTTTATAAACCTTCCAATTGTAGCTATATATGGTCGGCAATATTCGATAACTCAGCATTTAGTCGAAAATTATCCAGATCATACAGCGACACTTTTGTGGTGTATAGTCTTCACATACTCATATCTTAGACTAATAGTCGATATGAGCAAAGTGATTGCTATAGGCTTATCCAGACTTTTAAAGGGGCAAAGCCCATTCATATCATAACTCATCCAGACAACAGCATTACATTTACAGTAGTCGCCCGACTGCATTTATGACTGGGAGATAAAATGACACCAAAAGAATCGCTCAAATACCTAGAACGAGTAGCAGACTCGCTGTGTGTTGGAGGTATTGCTAGTCACGTATTGGACGACGATAGATTCTATCTATGGTCCGGATCATCACGCAGAGATCAGCACCACTACGGCAAGCATGGGTTGGTCATACACACTGCCGAGGTTGCTAGGCTCTGTCTATGGAATAATGAATACCTAGGAAACAAGTTAGATAATACTGAGCTATTCCTCTCCGCACTATTTCATGACTGCGGCAAGATGTGGGACTATGCTCCTCATCGTTTCGAGAATGAAGTTCCGGATTATAGCAACTGGATTTCTACCCCGCATAAGCGAACAATCCATCATATTAGTCGGTCTGCCATAGAGTGGAACTTAGCATCGTACTCCAAAGAGACATGCGAGCGTTATGCTTACATAAGCGAAGATCTGCTGAATGCCGTCACCCATAATATCTTAGCCCATCATGGGCAGCGAGCTTGGGGTAGTCCTGTAGCACCCAAGACTGGTGCGGCTTGGATGTTGCACTTGTGTGACGGGATGTCTGCCCGTATGGATGATTGTGATAGTTGTGACCCTTATGGGAGTGTCAAATGAACCTAGAGGAGAAGCCATGTACTGGATAACCGTATACCATATCGACAACGACTCAAATATCACTAAATACGATGGTGGCACTGATTCATACGATAACAATAGCAAAAGAGATGTAGATCCAGCAAATGCTCTCTCCACCTTTTGGAAGTATGAGCATTTTTCGGAATGTGATGGATGGGATTGGGCGATGACTCCAGAAGAATTCAACGCGAAATTCGCAGAAGGCATCAGAATTCTACATATGGAGTTCATGCCACAATATGGATTCAGGGGTACATCTTTAGTGGAAGTCCAGCTAGACAGGATTGGTCATGAAGAATGACTGGGAGAAATCCCCATATGATCGCAAGGAAGAGGCATTTTATGCCTCAGATGACACCAAAGCTAGGGCGAAAGTCAAGAGGTTCGTTTATGAAGTGGACAAACACTTCGTTGTAGAGAGTCGCCACAAGGAAGTTTCTAATCAACTTTTCCAATTTATGCTGGAATGGTCTTGTAAAAAGAAGTTTGAGACTGTAGAATTAGCTCAAAGGTACGTTGATAAACTCAAGAGAGAAGCTTACTCTGATAGAAGAGAATTTCGTATTATTGACTTACGTGAGGGAACCGAACAATGACCTTGAATGAATTACTTGAGCAGTGCAAAGAACTAGTCGATGCCGGATTTGGTGACAGCGTAGTTATCAAAGCATCAGACGGCGAAGGCAACGATTTCATTTCCGTAGGAAGTATTCAGAATGACAGAGCCACAGGCGGACCATACCGATTCGAAGTCATCTCCGAAGAAGATGAAGAAGACTACGAAGAGTACGAAGAAGAACTCATCAGCGTCATCTGTGTCTGGTAAGTATACCCTTACTATCAACAAAGAGCAGGCTCGTATCATGTGCGAAGCACTTGAGATTTATTCACGCCTTAAGCATGGGCAAATCAGCGAGCTTCGTGAACTCTTTCGTGACCGATGGTGTGCCCCCGATAGTCCGTTCAACTGGTCCACAGAGCCACTCTTGGACAGTCTCAAGGCTGTCATTTTTCCAGAGCTTCCCAAAAATGCATATCATGGGGTTGGTAGCAAGATATACCCTGAAAGCAGTGTCGCTTGGGATATAATGCAGGTGCTCCGACACAGGATGGCTTGGGACCGATTGAAGGCCGAAGGCCGAGATCAGCCAGAGTATTGGGGAGTTCAGTACAATCCACCAATGAGGTTCGGAGACGAACCTCTAGCGGAGATCAAAGTTGAAAAAGTTAGCAAAGAAACTGACCAAGGAATGGCTTGAGTGGAAATATGGTCCACGATGTCATGAGTTCACGTCAGGGTGCGTTATTTGCAATAAATGGCAGTGTTTCGATGGCTTATTCAAAAGAGTCGATCCTTTGACTCTCGAAGAGGATATCAAAAAACTTGAGAAGGATTTAAAATGGAAGAAAGAGATGCTTCAAGAATTCCAGAAGGAATCTATTGCTACACCCGAGTCGATGGCAAGCGAGTCAATTGCCCCTACTGGGGACGTGATGAGTCGCGAGACGAGCAGGAATCAGGATTCTGCACCTTCCTAGATATAAGAGACTGGGATGGGCACGGTGTGCCACTACTCTGGGACCAAGTGAAAGAGTGTGGCATCAACAGGGGAGAAGATTATGATTGAAGTAGAAATAAACGAAGACATGAAACAAAGAGCTTGGAAAAAAGCTCGTGAAATGGGAAAACTAAATCATTCCATAACAAACGGAAGTGGAAATATAGCAGGGTTTTTAGGCGAAGAAGTAGCCAACTATGTTATAAAAGGAACCATAACAAACACCTATGACTATGACATTGTGGATGAACATGGAATAAAATATGACGTTAAAACAAAAAGATGCACGAGCAAACCAAAAGACTACTATGAATGCTCGATAGCTGAATATAATCTAAAACAACAATGCAATTATTATGCTTTTGTCAGAGTGGAATTCGTAAATAACAAATGGGGAAGAGCATGGTACTTGGGGGTTTACGATAAACAATCTTATTTCAAAGATGCAAGATTACTCAAAGAGGGCGATATTGATTCAGACAATAACTTTCGAGTGAAAGCTAACTGTTACAATATGCCGATCAAACAATTGGTACAAATTTTAAATAAAGACAGGTAAAAAATGGCAAGACTAAGCGGATCAAAAACAAGACACGAAAATGGCGTTGTTGTAACAACAAAATCTCATTATGGTAGTCACAAAGAAATGGTTGTTGACCACAATGAATATGGCGTAGAACTCAAAGAAGATCAGGTTCTATTGAAATCAGATACTCATTTTTATGTGACTAAAAAGAACAGGCTCGACGATGGATTAGCTGATCCCGCCAGATACAGCTCTGAAAAGCTTCTCTTAACAAAAAAACCACAAGAATAAACTGGTGCCTGCAATGAAAATGTATATAATAGTGTTTATTGCTTTTGAATCTGATATCAGTATCGAGCCTTTGGGTGTTTTTTCATCGCTAAAAAAGGCCAAAAAGTACGTTAAAGAATTAGAAAGCTTTATAGATAAATACGAAGAGTCTAACTTTTTGTATGATATCATTGATTACGATTTAGATTCAGAGCCACCTCTGCTTGAATGGTTCAAAAGTGACAAGCAAGAAAGATACAGCAATGCTGAAAAAGATCTTTTAACACTTGTGGACAAAGGGTTGGTTGATCAATTGGTTGGTGAAGATGGAAATTTTTACTATGAACCCACAAAAATTGGAAATCAATCTTCTAAAATAAAAGCGGTGTTGGATAACTTCAATCAATTATTTAAAAAGCAAACCTAATGGATATGTCATCTTTATTTAAAAATAGATTGAAAAGCTATAAACCAACACGATGGGACAATATCTTTTTTTCTGAGGCGGTTTTGTGGTCCAGAATGTCTCACGACACACAAACTCAATGTGGATGCATTCTTGTCAAAAACAAAGCCACGATAGCCACTGGATACAACGGTTTTATCAGAGATATAAATGATTCTGTGTTTCCTAAAACGAGACCGGAAAAATATCATTTTATGATTCACTCAGAGTCAAACGCTGTATATAATGCTGCCAGAGAAGGAAAATCCACTATGGGTTCTCGGGCTTACATCACCGCTCCTCCGTGTCGATTATGCCTTCAAACATTGTGGCAATGCGGAGTTTATGAGATTTATTTTACCGACATATCCTCTCCTAAAAATTGTTTTTACGGAGAAGAATACCACAAGATATTGGATGAAATGCAAAAATCAAAACCGGGACTTTTAGATTTCAGATATTTCCCTCACACATCTTTGGACGCAGCTTATCTGAAACAAAGTCTAGAAAAATTTGAAAATCCTGATTAAAGGACTTGACAAAACACCCTGAACAGACTATAATAATCGAGTCACACTGAAACAACAAATGGAGAGTCAATATGATATCAATCGTTGAAATGGTAGAAGCACATCTGGTTAATGTCCAAAGAGAACTCGTCACCCTGAATGAGCGACGTTTGTCTCTGGAAAAAGAAGTTGAAAAGTTTCAACAGTACCTTCAAGAAGGAAACGCTACCTTGATTGAGTATAAAGAGGCTTGTAATGCTCAAGCTCAGCAACCAATTCTTGTGGGTCAAGCAGACACTCCGAAGGTCGGAGCATCTAATCTGCAATCTGTTTTTAGTGGTAATTAACAAGGAGAGTTTTATGGATACTAGTGATTTTTACGCAGAGTTGAAGAATCTTCCAAAGTCTTATCGATTTTCAGTAACAGACAATGTAATTTCTGGGGTTGAAAGACATGGTATGATTCTCAATCCAATCACCGCTGTGGCGTATCGTACAGTTGGAGAAGTTTATGGAACCAACAAGAGAGAAACAACGAGGGCTGGCAAAGATCTGGGTCTTGAAAAGCAATTCGTAGACCATGTTTACAATGCAACCAAGGGTACTTCAAATCGCGGCAATGCCCAAGTGGTTCGTGGCAAGATTAGATCGGCTTTAGGAGTATAACTATGAATCAGAATTGTTGGAATGGTGCTGGACGTTTGACCAATGATGCTATCTTCACCAACACCAAGAAGGGAACTGCGATGAGCAAGTTTCGGCTTGCTGTCAATGACCGTAGAAACGACGAAACATTGTTTATCAATATTCTTTGTTTTGGAAAGATGGCGGAAAATCTAAACTCTCTGCTTGTAAAGGGCAGACTTGTTTCAATCACCGGCAAGCTAAAGATTGACGATTACGAGGATGAAAACAACAACAAGAAGAGTTCTATCTGCGTTATGGCAGATGAAATCTCTCTTGGTCCTGAACCGTCGATGATCACGCCAAAGACAAAGGAATAGAGATTGACTCCGATAGGAGTTGCCAGATTTCGAGATCATACACCGAGTGCAAGAGCAACCTGATCAGAGACAATGCTCTGGTTAGGGTCTTGGTAGGTTTATGACTTAAGCCGGAGTCTGGCTTGATACGATGAGGAGGAAAATAGAATTCGCCACCTATTCTGGCAGCTAGCCAGTAGCTCAATTGGCCGAAGAGCGCCTCATTAATCGCCGTATCCGCAAACCTGTCCACCGCTCGTAGTGCCTCAAGGGGCTTTACGAATGGTGGATTGGGGAAAGGGAGCAAAGCAACCCGTAAAGTTGCTGGCTATAAACTTCTGTTTACGCAGAAGATGCCTAAGGTAGGTGCAAATCCTATGATGCGGCAATTTGGCCTTTAGGCCCGAGTGATGGCCGTTAGCCATCTTGTTGTGCTTCGGTCGAAGAGGTAGCTTCGGCCCTGTGTTTTTCGCAAAGCTTCTTAAGGACGTAGTCATGATAGTTTGGCAAGAATGTGTAGTAGATGCTGGACACAGCCCAGAATTCCCTCTGGATCTGTTCCCTCCGGGAGCGGAAATTCCGCCAGTCTATTATTGGGATCATGTGTCGGGAACCCGAAACGAATCTACTGACAAGGACTATGTTATGGTGCCTACAGCACAGATGACGGATTCCGAAATAGAGACTGCCAAATCTATTATGTCTGCTGGAATAAATGCCAACGAGTACACACAAGCAGCGAAGGTTGTACGATTTGATGAGGTTGGACTTGTGATTTTTACGTAAATTCTCCTCAAGAGAATACAGGTAACGTATAAGGCGACTATTTGACCGTGGTTCTCGTGAAATAAACACCCAGAGACAAGTCTAGGCTGGGGGATAAAAACACGACGTATGTTTTAGGCAACTCATGTTGATCGCTTGAGTTGTGGCTGTACTCTTTCTCTTGAGGAGATTCTTATGTGTAATTGCCCAATTTCGGGCTTGTTCCTTTCGTTTCTTGGAGATAAAACCCATGAAGATTGATTTGGTAGTGTACGTTGAAGCGTTGGCGAAAAAAGCTACACATCCCAGTTTTGAGACACCAGACTCGGCACTGAAGTACTCTCAGGCTTCTCTGAATTTGGCTCACGCGATGGCAACTGTCAACGCGATAAAAGATGCATAAGTCTTCTTTGCACCCGTAGTGTAACTGGTTAGCACATAACTCTTTGACAGTTATGGTCCAAGTTCGAACCTTGGCGGGTGTATTGTGTGTTTTTTTGTTAAAACGGGCCGGTAATGGAATTGATTTGGGACGTAAGTGATGATGGCGAGTAGGAGTTGGTCAATGGCTCCTTAAAAATTGACCGAACAATAACTGCAAAATCTTTTGCTGTAGCTGCATAAGCTGGAGGGTCTCATGCCCCTCCTTACAAAAGCATGAGAGTTACGATACGCAACGCTGACTTGGTTGGCAACATGAACCGGAAGCTTTAGCTTCCTACACTCGTAGATATCATTATTGAAATCACCAAAGACACGGGAGCCATACCCGTCCGGTCCACTTATCCCTTTGGATTCCTCTTATTCTGGATGAAAGAAATGAAACAAAGAATTGGCATTAAGTTAAAGGTTGCTTCCGACACAAGGGAATCAGCAATTGATTTGTTGAAGAAGTGTATACATGAAATCGAGATAGGCCGTAACTCTATGTTTTATCCTTTGCCCGATGATGATGATACAGAGGCAGACATCTCAGTTGTTATTCTCAAAGACAACGAAGGAGTCTATGATAGTTGGAGTCACTGTTGGACATTACCTAAAGGAGTGTAAAAATGAAACGTAGATCTTTTCTAGCGGCCTTTTCTGCTCTACCATTCGTAAGAATCGATGATTGGTTTAAGGCCGCTCCTGTTCCGGATATCTCTGATATCTTTGATCTATTCAGGGTGGTATATACTGATGATTTAAACTATCTTACGGTTCCACTTGACCAAAGGGAAAATTCCTTCAGTTGGACTGTCGTACCCAGCTTCACGATAGTGCCATTCGGAGAATACTATAAGGCTACTCATTGGAAACCACCAGCGAAGCACCTAGAATATTCGGCCAATCAGGTGATAGACCGAGATATTCGTATATCCAACTATGCGACGAAGTTTTTAAATAGATCTATCTCTCAATCAATCAGTGATGATTTATTTCACACTCTGCTATGTGCTGGTATTGAAACTAGTCAAAAGAAAGAATGCAGTGTAATATTTGGTAGCCCAGAACTCAAAGAAAGGCTGATGCACAAATCATCAGCCAAAATTGTAGAAGTATTCGAGTTAGGAGAAGGTCAGGTTCTTCAAAAATATTTTGAGGACAAACTTGGCGGCTGCAAAGAGGAAATAGCCATAGCTGTAAATCCAGACCCGTCCTGTTTCATATTGTGCCAACCAAATTGGGGCAAGTATAAGGTCTCTGGAGATATCGAGTCTCGCAACTTTAAAGCTACTCAAACCTTGGGAATAGCGGTTATGGACTCTCGGAATGTTCAAATCTTAAAGGCGAAGGATATAGTATGAAACGTAGATCATTTTTGGCCAATTTCAAGGAATAAGAAAATGGGATTTGAAGTAAAAGTATTAGCAGATAGCTTGTCTACTGTTAACAACAGTCGTCTCACGACTTTGATGATGACCTATCCAAGAATTATCCACAGTGAACACTTGCGTCACCGTATGTTTTCATTCAATGCGGCTAGCAGCAGAGCTATTCCAGTTGAGAAGTTCATAAAGCAGGTAGAGGAAGATCCGTTCATTCCTATTCATTGGGGTGCTGCACAGAAGGGGATGCAAGCCTATGACGTACTAAGTCCAGAAGATGCAGCCGTATGCGAGATGGACTGGATTTTTTGTCGAGATGAGTCTGTGTCCAGAGTGAGGTCTATGCTTCATCATGGGCTGCACAAGCAGATCGCCAATAGGCTTCTAGAACCATTTATGTGGACCACAGTTATCTGCACTGGTCCTGATGGTGCTTGGAATAACTTCTTTGCACTTCGTTGTCATCCAGAGGCAGAGCCTCATATCCAAAAACTAGCCTATATGACTAAGGACTGTATGAAGGATTCTTGTCCAAAACTATTAGAGGTGGGAGACTGGCATCTTCCACTCACTGGATTCCCCGGAGATGAAGCCCTATCACAAGAAGATTTGATCAAGGTTTCTGCTGGTAGGTGTGCAAGAGTAAGCTATCTCACTGCTGAAGGCAGCAGAGATGTGTCTCAGGATATTGCTCTGCACGACCGTTTGGTCGCCTCAAAGCACTTCAGCCCAACTGAGCATCAGGCCATGCATGGTCTAGAAGATTCCTTCCTATCAAATGGTGGGAATTTCGGACAAGGATGGATTCAGTACAGAAAAACATTACAGGGAGAATATCAGTGCTCTTAACTACGTGTATATGTTTTACTATCTTCTCTATTCATATATGGGCTAGCTTTCTATATGAGCCATATGGACTGAAGGTAGCAAAATGGTTTGGCATGAGTCACAATGATTATATGGAATTCTTTACTTTAGCGACATTGTGTGCTCCGGTAACTATCCCACTATGCGCAATCGCAATGTGGTATATCTTTTATCTTAATGTTTAAGGCGAAACCATGCTTATCGACGTGATCAAGGCAAATATCATCAGTGCCACAAAGATGAGAAATCAGCTAGCCAGCGACATCCTAAAAGTTGTTCTGGGCGAATGTCAAACCAGAAACGACTTCACTGATGATTTTATCATTCGATACTGTCGAGAAATAGTAAAGGGCAACACTGAGACTATGAAATTTGGAGAGAGTGCCAAGCTATCTCGTGAGAACGAACTATTACGCAGTTATTTACCCAAAGAGGTCAGCAAGGTTGAACTCGAAGTTTATGCTGGGCGAATTTCTGAAGAGATCAAGGCTGCTAAAAGCGACAAGCATGCAATTGGGGTTTTGGTCAAGTATGTGAAGTCGCTAGGGTTGATCGCCAACGGAGAGGTTTCAAAAGAAGTCATTGCACCATTGAGGAACTCAGCATGAGCAATATAAATGATCTAATCTCTAAAACATATTATCTAGATTCAAATAATCCACTTGGTCAATACATAAGAGATTTGAATAGGATGAGTCTATGTGTTGTTTCTTGTGATACATTCAGGACAGCGTTAAAAGAAGAAATAGATAGGGTCGCATCAGTTCTAGACTCGTACACAGAGGTAGAATATGATAAGACCTTCAAAGTTAAAAGGCTAGTTCCTCCCGACCGTTTGATTGACAAGGACCAGTGGGGCAAATAGCTGGATCAGTTTCGTGTAACAAGGACGTAAAAAGATATATCTGCGTCATAAAGCATAATAGTATCTATATATGAAAGATTTAACGATATCACATGATTGTGGGTTTTTTAGTTGCTCTTCTATTGCTTTAGATAAGATAATTGAATTTCATAATGAGAAAAAATTTTTACCTACACTAGATAGAAATAATCAATACAGTTGGTATAAAGATAATATAACTCAAGGTGTTAATGATTTTTTTGAAGAAGAACAAATAGATCTTAATTTAAAACCTGAAAATCTAAAAGAAGATTCTGAAATGGAGAGTCAATTTTCGGATTACTCTTTATTAAATTTTACATATGTAAAAAAAATAATTCATATTTACTTTTCTCCGTCCGAAAAAGTTAAAGAAATAAAAAATTATTTATTAAACAAATATGAAATAGATTTATCGAAAACCATATCAGTGTGTTTTCGTGGAAACGACAAGAGAACAGAAACTACTTTACCTACTTATGTTGAAATTTTAAACAAAATAAATCAAGTAAAAAAAACAAATCCAGATCATAAATTATTAGTTCAATCAGATGAGTATGAATTTATAGAATTTATCAGAGAAAATATAAAAGATTTTATAGAAATAAAAGAAACTAAAAAAATAAGCAATAAAGATACTGCTATCCAGTTTACTTTGCCTATAGGTGAAAGATTAATTAATGCTCAAATTTTTTTAGCTGTAATGCAAATTATATCTAAAAGTCATAAAATTATAATTAATAGTGGTAATATCGGAATTTGGACTTGCCTTTATAGAGGTAGTGCTGACGGAGTTTATCAATTTCTTTCTAATGGATTAAAAAGTAATGAGAAAACTAGGAATCAAAAAATAGGTTGGTTAAAATAAAAAAAATATTGATCTCTAATAATTTTACTTATCTCATATAATAAAAAGTTCCAATGAGTTTGCAGAAACTTGTGAATTTAATACTTATGAAACAAATACAAATCTTGAAGAGTTTGACGCTTTAATGTCAAAATTAGGATATGTTATTCATCAAAGGCTTACATACGATACTTTTTATATATATAAATAAGGAAAATTAATGAAGCCTATAGTTTATTCTCTATATGGAGAGTCTTTTAATTTTGATTTAGATAAATCTATTGAAATTTCTATTGATACATTTATAAAAAATTGCAAAACAACGGATTTAAAAATATTCATTGCAAGGGAGCCAGATGTAATGAGTAGATTGTCGGATGCAATCATTCATAATCAAAATGATTTTGACCATATACTAACTTTTGATAATAAAATATTAAGTAATTGTAAGAATGCCATTCTTTTTGAATATGGAACATCATGGATTGATAATAAATATTATAACTTTCCCACTAAAAATTTTTCTGTTTCAACGGTTTGTGGCCATAAACAAACTACTCAAAATCATCGTCTTAGAAGGATGTTGTGGTACAGACAAAACGAAATAAAAATTCCAACTGACTTTTATAGAAGCAACTGGGGTTCTACTCACAGATCTGTTGTTACAGAATTTCAAGTTCCACCAGCCTCTGACATTGGGATTGAAAATATAAATAATAATAAAATATTAGGAGATTCAAAAGTTTCTTTGTTTGATAGCATGTTTCATATATGCGTTGAAAATAGCAGTCAAGACTATTACTTCTCAGAAAAATTAATCGATTGTCTTTTAACTAAAACTATACCAGTGTATTTAGGATGTACAAACATTCAAAATTATTTTAATATAGATGGATTTGTTCTATGTAAAAATGAGGATGAAATTATTAATTCTTGCAACTCTTTGACAGAAGAATTTTATGATAGCAAAAAAGATGTCATAGAAGAAAATTATAAAAAAGCGATTAATTGGATTAGTTATACAAATAGGTTGGAAAACAAACTAAAAGAAATAATATCTCTCATATAGACTATTGGCCTTTAGATACTAATTGATTTGGCTACTAAAGAAAAACCCATAGGTACATACTATGGGTTTTTTTTGTAGCCTGATGTTGCGTCTAGACTTTTCATGACAGAATTTTGACAATCTTGCCGAAAGAGCTTGACAAAGAGGATAACAGCAACTATAATACAGATATTGCGTGAAGAGTGCATTCACATTAATCAATTTTCAGAATGAGACGTGTATCGATGGAATTTCAGCCAGATTCAGTCATGATAACAGCAAAAGTCCTAGGAACTGCTATCGGTACATTTTTTGGTATATGTTTTTTTATAGGTGTTTTGAACGGCTCCACTGAGATCAAACCCCTCGCTATTCCAGATAATTTTGAGATTGGCTATATTTCTGATTGTCGCAGCGTAAAGCAAGATAGGTCTAATCCAGAAGAAATCAGGATATTAAGAAATAAAGTTCAAAAACTTAAGTTAAAAAGACAATTAGCTGAAGAGTTAGAGCTGAAAAGATCAAAAAAGACCAGAAGCAAACATGCCCTTTTCGATGAATGTGTGTCTACTTTAATTTCTTTGGGAGAAAATAAAGCTAGAGCAACTCAGATCACCACTGAATTTTTAGACAAAAGCCCAAACGTAAAAACAATAGATGAATTTATTACAGGAGTTTTCAAAAAGTGAACATAAACTTAATGGCACCGATCAATCAGCTTGGCTACGGTATAGCTGGTTTAAATATCCTAAAAGCATTGCAAAAACAGTGTAAAGTATCACTGTTTCCTATTGGTCAACCTCAAGTAACAACGGAGGAAGATCACAATCATGTAAAATTTGCTATAGAGAAAGCTCGTTTCTTTGACTCTAAAGCTCCATGCGTCAAGATTTGGCATCAAAACGATATGTCTCAATTCGTAGGCAACGGTGAGCATATTGGTTTTCCTATTTTCGAGTTGGACGTCTTTGATGAGCTAGAACAGCATCACCTAAACTCTTGCGATAGACTTTTTGTTTGCTCAGAATGGGCCAAGCAGACAGTGAAAAACAACCTCTCTGGCTTCGACAAGCCGATAGATGTGATTCCACTTGGAGTAGACACAAATATTTTTAAGCCTACGCCATGTGTTGATGGTGGTAAAACTATTTTTTTCAATTGTGGAAAATGGGAGATTCGCAAGGGTCATGATTTTCTCATAAAAGCTTTCAAGATTGTGGCTGAAGAGTTCGAAAATGTAGAATTATGGATGATGTGCAGCAATCCATTCAACTCTGAGGAAGAAAATCTTCGATGGCAACAATTGTATCATCATCCAAAAGTTAAACTAATTCCAAGGGCTGAGACACAATCTGAAGTGTATAATATAATGAGTAAAGTTAGTTGCGGGGTGTTTCCGTCGCGTGCAGAAGGTTGGAATCTAGAGCTTTTAGAAATGATGGCTTGCGGAAGGTCAGTGATAACAACGGGATACGCTGCACACACAGAATTTTGCACAAAGGAAAACTCAAATATTATACCTATAGACAGCACAGAATCTGCATTCGACGGAAAATGGTTCTTCAATCAAGGTAATTGGGCGAAGATAGGAGAAAAAGAAATATCTTCCCTTGTAGACCTTATGAAAGATGTAGTCAAAGATTTGAATAAAACGAATATCTCCGGAATTGAGACCGCTCAAAGATTTAGTTGGGATAATTCTGCTACAAAAATTTTAAAAAGTCTGGGCCAACAATGAGCGATGAAGAGCATAAAACTTTAGCTAAATTAGAATACTGCATTGATGAAGACGGTGAAATCTATATTGATATTTTGATAGAAGATTATTCAGATGAAACACTCCGTCAGTTTGCGAGGTTATTGTCCTCCATCCCAACATCAAAGTTTCAGTTACAAACACTGGGGATTGCTCAAGAAGCTTTTTCCAAAGACGGCAGATCGGAAGAACTAAAAATTCTGGTGTCTGAGATTGTTAAAATACAAGGATTGAGTAAAATACTAGGTTATTTAGAGACGAAGGATACTACTATTAATGAGGAAAAGGATAACCCTTTGATTAAACCCAGCGATTTAATGTGAGGAGTCAATGATGAATATTAAAAAGAAGATAGGTTGGCAAAAGTATGAAGATGTGATCGAAGAGCAGTTGGATTCACCCCTGCTGGACATGCTATACCAAAAAATGGGAATGGTTGATTTAGATGATGAGGATGAAGATTTTGTTGAAGATGAAGATGATCAACCCACAACTCATCAAAACTTAATGATTCCAATAGACAGCAAACTCATAGAAAATATATCCTTGACACAAAACTTTGACTGCTGGTTGGGTCACACCAATTTTAACATAACAAAAGAGATCAAAGATAAATTAAATCGTACTGAAGGGATTGAGCTACTAAAAATATGCAGTAGATACAGATTTTTCATTGGCGTTGGACGTATGTTTGATTTTGGAAATGTAAGAAAAGTAATTGAAGATTTGTTTTTAGAATAGGAAAAATTAATGAAAAGTTATGAGCATTATGTCAATGATGTCGAAACTATGAACGTTGCTCAAAATGCCGCGTCATCTTTTCGTAAGATTTTATCTCAGGACGAGATCAAAAGTTGTATATTGAACGCCATTTTACGGGCCGTTAATAAATACGACAAAAGAAGCAAAGCTAAGTTTACCACATATCTTCACAGCGGCGTTGTGTTTGAATGTTTGAGTCAAAGGAAATTCAACAGAAACAACAACGCTCAATTACAGGTCAATATACCTGATCGTCGAGATCCTTTTGTTGATTTTGAGACCAGAGACCTGATAGAATCCGTGTGCGACGATCCATCTTTGGTGATCGACAGGCTTTACGGAGACATGACCATCAAAGAATTGGCTAGCACAAGGGGTGTTTGCGGAGAGACTATCAGGATAAGATTGAACAAAAGTTTAGAAAAGATCAAATACGCACTTAATAAAAGTGTATAATCCATTATGGACACGGACTACAAAAAGGAAAAAGGAAAATAAATCTTATTTTTTATATTTGACAGGAGTTTTATTATGCCTATTGTAGCAGCTAGCGGTAATGGTGCCGCTCCTTCCGTGGAAAAGAATAACGGCGGAACAGTTCTTGGTGGTGGTAACATTTCAACCACAGGTCCAATGACTAAAAATCTCAGCATCAACAGTCTTGCTGATAACGTTGGAAAGGCCATTGGGTCTAAAGTGATCGCCAAAGTTGGAACAGGCAGTCAGTATACTGACCGTGTTGGCGTTTCTGGTGCTGTTCCGGGATCAGTAACTGCCGGAACGACAGTTCTTGGTTACAAAGCTAATTCCACCGAATGGGTAATGAAAGGTGGAAATGTAACCGTCACTCTTGGGGGTGTAGCAAGCACCACCTTGCATGGAGGTCGATCTGGTCCAAAGCCTGACAGAGACGGCATCAATCAGATTCAGCGAACTAGGACTCTCGGAACTTTGGATATAGATGTTTTAACACGTCCAAGCTCTGGTATTGCTCCTTATAGAGTAAGAACCGTGGCAGGCGGCGTTCTTAAAAACTTGATCGATCCAGCAGTCGCAGGTGGAGCCACAACCTCTGCCGATTCTGCGGGTGCTCCAACGCGAGCAGTTCCCGGAGAACTGGTTTACATGTACGGCTCAATACTGCCTAAGCAAGATAATTACAAAGCGAAAGATTCTTTCGAAAGCTAAAATTACCTTTTAACTTAAAAACTAGCCTCTGGATAACTCTGGGGGCTAGTTTTACGTCTTAACATAGGGGTTTTGCAATATGCTTTCACAAGATCAAGCTGCCGCTATAGCAACGCTCATGGGTGCCTCAGGTACTATTTTCTTAACCATACGCAAAATAACAAAATGGTTTAAAGCATTCTTTGATGAGCAAGTACGAATATCAGATCATCTGAAAATAATCAAACAAGAAGTCACTCCAAATGGTGGTGGCTCCATGAAAGATATAATCAACAATTTAAAATCTACTGTTGATAGAATAGAAATTAGACAAAAAATTCTTGATCAAAGATCCAAAGCAACGTTGCATTATTCATCTCAATGTTTGTTTGAAACAGATAAAGACGGCAGGTTGACTTGGTACAACGAAGCGTTTAAAACAGAAACGCTAGATCTTGGACCTCTTGAAGGTCATGACTGGTTCTCTGTGGTTGATGAAAAACAGAGAGAAGAGTTTATCACTGAAATAAAATCATGTTTAAGTATGTGCCGGAAGATTGATATCGAGACAGTTTCAGTAAACGGATGCTCAATTAGGTTTGTTGGTTTTCCATATAAAGTCGCACATTCAATTCACGAAGGTTTTTTAATTCATTTTTTCCAAATAGGAGAATGTAATGAGCACAGAAGGTTCTAATGGTTTTCAATTAAACACTAGAGATTTGATCAACTTGGCAAAGAACGCGGCACTTGTTGGTGGAGCAGCCGCTTTGACTGTGGTTGCTGAAAATGTAAAACTTATAGACTTTGGTGTGTATTCACCTCTTGTCACCACAGTTCTCGCAATGGGCTTGGACACAATTTTGAAGTGGGCAAAAAACAACAACAAGAAGTAATTATATAGGAATATCAAAATGAGTGATTTTAATTCGCCAAAAGATCTTCTGAATGCTTATCGAAAAGGTTTTAATGGAGCGATCTGCGATCCAGAAGAAACGGCGACTTTGCTGGGTGAATTGAAAACACCTCTATTTGGAGCCGCTGCTTACAGACTGTATGGGTCGGGAGAAGGAAAACTCTCGCTCCCATACAAGTCTCTTTTAAAATTTGACCCTAAGTTTGGTCCATCAGAAAGACAAGAAACGGGGGACTGCGTAAGTCATGCCACTAGGAACGCTGTTGACGTCACCCGAGCAGTAGAAATAGATGTACAGGGTGAATCTGAATCGTTCGAAGCCAGAAGTGCCACAGAAGGCATTTATCAAAGCAGAACCAACAGTGGTCAAGGTATGACCTGCTCCAATGCGGCTAAATACGTATCCACACAAGGTGGCATTTTATTGCGTAAGAATTATGGAGCAATAGACTTATCTACCTACAATGCTAAGGTTGGTGCAAATAAAACTATTCCTCAGTCAATTTGGATCAACGAAGCTAAAAAACATCAAGTAAAAACTATATCGATGATAACAACCATACAAGAAGCCAGAGACGCTTTGGCCAACGGTTACGCTATCAGTGTTTGTTCTGGTTATGGATTCTCTTCCAAGAGAGACGGTAACGGTATCGCAGAAAGATCTAGCGGCTGGAATCATGCAATGGCTTGGATCGCATGTGATGACACAAAAAGTAAATTTAAAGAAATGTTATTTTTAGTTCAAAACTCTTGGGGTCTATGGAACTCAGGACCAAGGGTTCATGATCAGCCAGAAGGTAGTTTTTGGATCAGAGAAAAAGACGCCCGAGGAATGTTGGCCGAGCAAGGATCTTGGGTTTTTAGCAATGTTGATGGGTTCCCAGCTAAAGATCTACCAGATTATGGCACATCATCATTTTTATGATATGGAGATTGCGATGTATAAGAAAGTATTAGCTTTATGTTTACTCTTTTTTCTTGACGGGTGCGATCAAGATCAACAGTTCAAAAATCCAGCTCGCGCTTTTGTTTCCACAAGATTAGCTCAATCATTTTTAATGAACGTTGAAGCCCCAGACGACGACAAAGAAGAGCTTTGCGATGGTTCTGGTTTTATCATTCATGGTGACGGTCACAAGACTGAATGTCCCGGATGCAAGGCTTGTCAAAAAAATGACCCAATTATAGATAATACTATTGTAGCAACACAAGATCCAGAATATTATATCTACCAGATTGGTGCTGAGTGGTGCGCACCATGCAGACTAATGAAAAAGACTACTTGGGAAGATAAAGATCTTAGAGAATTGATGGACAGCAAAAAAATAAAACTCGTCTTTATAAACGAAGAAGATGCAGAAAATAAGAAATATCTTTCTTATTACAAGATTACGAGATATCCAACAATACTGTTGATCAAGTCAAACGTTTTTGATAAAATCATTTCTAAGAAAATAGGGTTTATTGATTCTAAGGGCGTAAAAGAGATGATTGAAGGATTGGGTGTTCAATGAATCAAGAAAATGAAGAGTTAAATGAAATAGCGAGGAAGGTTGCGGCCCATAGATTTTCAGGTGATGAAAATTACAGCATTGATCCATTCTTTATCATTGCTATCGCAGGCTTGATCATAAACATTTCAAGATTTATATATGAATGCAATAGAAGCAAGAACAAGGAAGATTTATTCGATGAAATAAAGAATCCTTCCGTGATGTATAAACTACTATTGCACAGAAATATTAAAAAGAAATGGAAATCTAAAAAAGATCGTGACTCAGTCTACAAATCTATGATAGAAGTTTCTAAGGGTTTATCGGGACAGGAATTAAGTTGCATATTCAATGAAGCGGAGAAAAAACAATGACAGTATTTCAAATGGTTGTGGTTGGTTTAGGGGTCGTTTTAGGAGGCAGTGTTATTTTGGGTGAAATTCCAAAGGATTTTTTCAAAAGGAAGCAGCCATCAAATAAACCAGAGCCATCTATTGAGAAAGATGTTGAGCAAGAAGTTGAGAAAGAGTCGAGTGTAGACAACATATCCACGATCTCAGAGCTAACTCAGATGGTTATTGTGTGGGAAAATTTAATGTCTCAATGCAAGAAAAATAACTTGATGCAAGCTTACAATGAGCTTGAAAAGATTTTTCCTTTGCTTGTGAAGGTTGAACAAACCATAGACGTAAGAGGACATTCAAATGAATAAAAAAATAAAGTTATTATTAGCATCAGCACTCTGCGTGATTGGTATTTTTGGTGAATCAGCATTTGATGCAATCAAAAATATAAGTCCAGCAAAAACTACAGTCAAAGTAGATGAGCCTTCAATAGAATATAAAACTCTGGTGCAGCCAGTGGTTGAAACGAGCTTCAGTTCTGAAGATTCAGATTTATTGTTTTATTTTTACTCAGAGATGGCTGACATAATAAACACAGATAAAGAGTTTATTCAGACGACCGAGCAATTCAGAAAGTTTAATATGTTTGCTGGAGCATTATACTTTAACACAAAGTTAAAAGATAAATATGAAAATCTAGGCGAGGATATTGACAACGTTATTGTTCAGTCAATTGGTAAAGAAAGCGTATCGTTAGATAGCTCTAAACGTGAAAAGCTTGTTCAAACTTTAAATGCTTTATCTTGGGGTGTCAAACAATGATAGATGACATTCTCAAGGCGTTGCTCTCTAGAGTCGGCATAAAAGAAAAAGACATAGACAAAGCAAAAGAGCTTTTGGAAAAAGTTGAATTCACAATAAAAGACGGTAAAAAAGTAATGATAGTTCATATAGGTGAAGGAATTGAGCTTAGTGTTGTTCAAAAAGAAAACTGATAAAACCCCTCCGTAATAATGTATTGCGGGGGGATTTTTTTTAGAAATTGTACAGACAAATCACGCCTATCAGACTATAATAGATTACCCGATTGTGGTCACTATTCAACTATTTAAAACAAGGAAGAAAATGCAAGTTACAAAACGTAATGGAGATAAGGAAAATTTTTCTGTAGAAAAAATTCATAAGGTTCTTGAGTGGGCTACCAAAGACATCAACGGTGTAAGTTTTTCTGAGGTAGAAATGAATGCTAATCTATCTCTTTACGACGGAATGTTAAGCTCAGAGATTCACCAGATTTTAATTAAATCGGCAAATGATTTAATCTCAACGCAAAGTCCAAATTATCAGTATGTTGCGGCTAGACTGCTAAATATGCAACTGAGAAAAGAAGTATGGGGCTGCGGCGACATCCCAACGGACTTTACGCTGTTCCTACAAAGGAACGTAGACAATGGTATCTATCACGATTACCTTTTAAACAAATGGATCGATGATACTAAGCCAAATGATCCGTATCACAAGGTACGTAATCTTGGAATGTACATAAATCACTCTCGTGACGATTTTTTTACATACGCTGGATTACAACAACTGATTGATAAATATCTTGTCAAAAACAGAAGCACCGGTGTTATCTATGAAACACCTCAGTACGCCTATATGTGTATCGCTATGTGCCTGTTTGATTCGTTAGAGGGTGTAAAACGTGCCTACGATTGCTACTCTACGTTCAAGATCAACCTGCCTACTCCTATCATGGCTGGAGTCAGAACCAATACCCGTCAGTTTGCAAGCTGTGTTCTTGTTGACGTGAATGATGATATAGACGGTATTTTTTCTAGCATCCACGCTGTTGGCAAGTATACAGCCAGAAGAGCTGGTATCGGTCTAAATATAGGAAGAATCAGACCGATCAACTCTCCAATCAGAGGAGGAGAAGTTATTCACACTGGCGTCATTCCATTCCTAAAAAACTTCGAATCAGCAGTAAAATCTACAAGTCAAAATGGCCTAAGGGGAGGGTCAGCGACCGCCCATATTCCATTTTGGCACTACGAGATTGAAGATGTCTTGGTTCTTAAAAATAACGCTGGAACTGACGATAACCGTGTGCGAAAATTAGACTACTCAATTCAATTTTGTAAATTATTTTATGATCGTCTGATTGCAAATCAAGATATCACCCTGTTTAGTCCTCATGAAGCAAAAGGATTATACGAAGCTTTTGGTGACAACAAGAAGTTTGAAGAGCTTTATTTAAAGTATGAAAATTCTAGATCTTTAAAGTTTAAGAAGAAGATATCAGCCAGAAAATTGGCAGAAATTTTTGCTCGCGAAAGACTTGAAACTGGTCGAATTTATTCAATGAATATTGACAATGCCAATGAGCATGGATCGTGGAATATACCATGCTATATGTCTAATTTATGCGTAACCGGAGATACATCCGTGATGGTTGACGTGGAAGGGCAATTGTGTACAATCTCTATGGAGGAGGTAGTGCAGCTAGTTGAATATGGCAAGGAAGTTAAAATTCTATCTTCAAAAGATGGTTTAGATAGCTTTGAATTGATATCTGACGCCGCAATGATGAATGAAAGTGCGGAAATTCTGGAGGTTACAGATCTAGAGTCTGGCTTTGTCGTAAAATGTACTCCAGATCATAAAATCTATACCAAAAACCGTGGATACGTAATGGCGAAAGACTTAGAAGAGACGGACGAATTGCAGATAATGGAATGATTTGTGTATTATAGGATAGATAATTTCTATTCCTACATGCGGAGATTGATCATGCTACACTACGTCTACAAAATTACCTTCAAAACGACGCTAAAGACATACATTGGTATGACCAGCAAGAGTCCAACAGAGCGAATACATAAACATTATCTGAACTCCATAGCTGGGATTGATAGTCACTTGTATAGAGCTATCCGATTGTATGGCATTTCTGATTGCCTATTTGAAACACTCTCCAAATGCGAGTCTCAGGAAGAGGCTCTACGATTGGAAAAAGAATTTATTAAAGAAAACGACTCTATCGCAAATGGATACAATGAAAGTCAAGGAGGAGTTGGTGGATGGTGCGTTCCAGATCATAAGCTAAACCAATGGAAGCAGAAGATTTCAAAAAGGTCTAAAGGAAAGAAGAATCCTAATGCCAATGCCATTTCCAACGAAGAAATTCTTGAGTACGCTATGAGTTTTTTTAAGAGCAATGACAACCGTCTGATACGTGCTAGATGGACTGAATACTCGAAAGAAAACGGATTGCCACTAACATATACCAAGTATCGTTTTGGAGGAGGTTATCAAAACTTTTTAGAGTCATTCAAGAAATTTTTATCAAAAAACGGTATTGACCACAATAAAGATTCGTTCGCTCTGACTAAAGATGAAAGATACAACGAAGAAGTCAATTTAAAAATTAGTAACACTATTAAACAGAGAAACGAGAAAAATGCTAAAAATCAATAAGCTTAATAATGTCGAAAAGGTATTTGACGTTACTGTTAAGCATAATCACAACTTTTATGCCAATGGGGTTTTGGTAAGCAATTGCCAAGAAATTATACACCCCACGGTTCCAATCGAATCCATAAGTGATCCAAAAGGTGAAATAGGTATCTGCATTTTATCGGCACTCAACCTGCTAGAGTTGAACAATGAGAAAGATATTGAATTAGCTTGCAGAATCGCCGTACAGACTTTGGATTCTGTGATAGAATATCAAGAGTATCCAATCTTGGCTGGCGAAACTTTCACAAAGAACAGACGTTCTCTTGGTATTGGAATCACTAATTTAGCTGGTTTTCTAGCAAAGAATAAGCTATCTTATAACGATGAAGCTGCATTGAAACTTGTTCATGAAACGATGGAGCAAATACAATGGCATTTGATAAACGCTAGTTGTGAATTAGCTGAATCTCTTGGGCCTTGTCCAAAGTTTAAAGATACGAAATATTCTCAAGGCTTGCTACCAATTGATTGGTATAAGAAAACGGTCGATGAGCTTGTTGAACCTAAATACAATATGGACTGGGAGGGTTTACGTGAAAGAGTCAAGAAACATGGTCTTCGCAATTCTACTTTATCTGCTATTATGCCTTGCGAAAGTAGTTCTGTCATTCAAAACAGCACCAACGGAATAGAACCAGTCAGAAGCTTATTGATCCACAAAAAGGCCAAGAACGGTGTTCTCAAGCAGCTTGTTCCAAACTATCACAGTCGAAAGAATTACTACACAATAGCTTGGGACATAAAAGACAATAAGTCTATTCTTAATATAGCCGCCGTGATTCAAAAGTTTGTTGACATGAGCATGAGCACTAATTTATATTACAATTATTCTCATTATGCAGATGGAAACATTCCTCTCAGCGTGTTGATCAAAGATCAGATTTACGGTTATAAATATGGTCTAAAAAACTTCTATTATGCCAATACTCCGGATGGAGACAAAGAACATAATGAGATGTTGGGAGAAGAAGAAGGGGGGTGTATCGGTGGAGCATGTAGCATTTAAGTTCTGCGCCAGTTGTCAAGAGAATAAGTCCATTTTATGTTTTGGGAAAGATAGAAGGTCTAAAGACGGATTTAGAGGGCGTTGTAAAGACTGCCGAAAGGCAGAAACGTCTACCCCGGAACAAAAAGAAATGGCTAAAAAAAGAAGGAAGCGTTATGACAACTCAGAACACGGCAAGGCAATAAAAGCTGAGTATAGTAGAACTGAAACGGCTAGAATTTTGTCTAGAGCCAGAAATAAAAAGTATTCTTCTAAGCCCGATGTCTTCGAGAGAAGAAAGGCTTACGAACGAGATAGATTCAGTAATAATCTCAATTACAGATTGATATCTAACTTGAGATCTAGGTTATACGGAGCACTGAAGGGGACCACTAAATCGGACCATACCATGAGGCTGTTAGGATGTGATGTCAGCCAACTGTGGGAACATTTAGAATCTATGTTTCAAGAGGGAATGACAAAAGAAAACTACGGAAAGTGGCATGTCGATCATATAAAACCCTGCGCCTCGTTCGACATGTATGATCCAGAGCAGCAAAAACAGTGTTTTCATTACAGCAATCTTCAACCATTGTGGGCGGAAGATAACCTTATAAAAGGTATACGAACAACTAGTAACGCAAAGGATTTGAATGAAAACAATTTTTAATCTCAAAAACGTTGACCCAATGACTCAGCCATTGTTTCTTGGACAAGATCTTGGCGTACAAAGATATGACATCATCAAATATCCTATCTTCAAAGAGCTTGACAGCAAGCAAATGATGAACTTCTGGAGACCAGAAGAAATTGAACTAAAGAGAGACAGGGGAGATTTTAAGCAGATGAGTGACAATGAAAAATTCATTTTCACATCCAATCTTAAATATCAAACAATGCTCGACAGTGTGATCTGCCGTGGAGTTCCAACCCTTCTTGAGTTTGTCACGAACACTGAGCTAGAGGCGTGTTTGATGACTTGGCAATTCTTTGAGAAAATTCACTCTCAAAGTTATAGCTACATTATTCAGAATGTATACTCTGACTCTTCAGAAGTTTTTGAAGGAATTTATGAAGATAAAGAGATTATTAAACGTGCGAATACCGCTATCTCAGACTATAATAATCTGATGGGTATGGCGTGTTGTACAGATAAAAAGTCTGATATCAAAAAACAAATATACATGACTATCATCAGTATAAATATTTTGGAGGCTATTCGTTTCTATGTCAGTTTTGTTTGTAGTTTTGCTTTTGCTGAAAACAAAAAGATGGCTGGAAACGCTGACATCATCAAACTCATAAAGAGAGATGAAGCTCTGCATTTGATGAACACACAGCAAATCCTAAAGATTCTACACACGGAAGAATCAGAGGGTTTTATTCAAACTGCATATGAATGCCGAGAAGCTGCCACAAAAATGTTTGAAAATGCAGCAAATGAAGAAAAAGAATGGGCGTCTTACTTGTTCAAAGATGGATCTATCATAGGTCTCAATGAAACCGTTCTGCATCAATACATTGATTGGCTATGTATGTCAAGAAGAAAGGCTATTGGTCTACCTTACGACAATGTTGGTAAAAACCCAGTGGCTGGATGGACTCAAGCTTGGATGCAAAGTGAAAGTGTTCAGGTCGCACCTCAAGAACACGAAATAACATCTTATAAGATTGGTGCAAGTAAAAACGATATAGACAGCATGGATTTTGGAGATTTAGGATTATGATTATCGATGAAGACAATAAAGATTGGTCTGTCCCATGTTATATTTCAAAGATTAAACAATGGCATTATGACCGAAACCTTATAAAAGGAAGTACAGACAAAGATCAAACGTTGAAGCTACTGCAAGAGCTTGGAGAGCTTTCTGACAGCGTTTGCAAAGGAAAGAGTGTTGCGGACGACATTGGAGATATGATGGTCGTACTGATCAACATAGCAGAAAGGAACAATCTCTCTGTAGCACATTGCTTGGACGTTGCTTGGAACGATATCAAAGATAGAAAAGGAAAGATGATAGATGGAATTTTCGTAAAAGAGGAATTACAAGTAATTTAAAATCTTTCATAAAAGGCTATCAAATGACAACAAGAAGAAGAAGACAAGATAATGTAGTCACCAAGAAAGTAACTTCTAAATCAACTCCCAAGATAACACCATTGGAAGCGAAAACAGACAATCAAAAAGATTACATCAGAGCTATCGTAGAGAATGATATTATCTTTTGCTCTGGACCTGCTGGTTGTGGCAAATCTTTTATCGCCGCTGGAATAGCAGCCGAACATTTGCACTCAGGATTGGCCAAGCAGGTTATCATAACAAGACCTCTTGTTTGCAGTGGAAAAGACATAGGGGCATTGCCCGGAGAAATGAGTGAAAAGATAGCACCATATCTTTTGCCTATGGAAGAGAATCTAAAGTTTTTCCTAGGGCAAGCCTACTATGGTTATTACCTCAATGAAAAACAAATTCAATATAGACCTCTTGAGGTTATGCGTGGAGCAACATTTCATGATGCATACATGATATTGGATGAAGCTCAGAATTGCACAGAAGATCAAATCAAGATGTTCGTGTCAAGAATGGGTAAAAACTCTAAGGTTCTTATCAATGGAGATATCAATCAAGACGACCTAAAGGGTAAAAGCGGCTTGGCCAGATGCATCAACAAGCTTGAAAATATCGATAGCATTGCAATCTGTAAACTTGGATACGAAGACATACAAAGGAATGGAATCATAGGAAGATTTTTGAGAGCATTGGAGAATTAATTTATGCCAACATATAGTTTTTGTTGCGAAGATTGTGCTGCAACAACTGAAATTGAATGCAGGGTCGCAGAGTATAAAGCCAAATCAAAAAAGGTTTCATGCTCAGTCTGCAATTCAAAGAATGTATACAGAGATTTTAAGGCTGACAACGTTCAGGGTTCTGTGAAAAACGTAAATACCATAGGTCAATTGGCGGATAAAAACGCCAAGAAAAATAAAACTAAAATCAGTGAAGCAAAGCATAAGCAAAAAGAATCTACAATTCAAGCGCCACAACCTTGGTATAAAAACAGTAAGTACGGATCTGCTACGCCCAAAGAAATAAACAAAATGTCAACAGACCAAACAACTAAATACATAATGGAGGGGAAAAATTGAAATACATCGACAGTCATTCAATTCCAAGTAAAGAAACTTCTACAGTTCTTTTCAGCAAGACTGGAAATATCATAGAAGAAAAAGAATCAGATAAAGTTACACATCATGCAAAAATCCTACGAACCTTAGACCGAGAAGAACTAAGAGAAAGTTATCTCATCAGAGTTCATCAAGGCGCACTCTTCGATCCATATGGACCATACGGCAGAAGAGAAAGAACGCTTGACACAATGATGAGAAGGGTTTCTAAAAACACCTTTGATTTATACATAACATACTTGAAAACAAACAATACTATTTATTTAACAAAAGCTCAGAGAGGATTTTTAAATGACTAAAAAAGGACCGTTGGGCAAAGCAGAAAAGTTCTATGTTGACAATAACTTAGAAATGTCTATTGATTCTTTGTGCAAAGATCTAGACAGATCAAAGTCTACAATAGAAGGATATATAAAAAGTATAGTCATCAAAGAAACTACAAAAGCTGAAACATTGCTTTATCAGCAGTTTGCAAGAAACAACAAGGGGTCAACGGTGATGACGCCAAACGCATCAGAATTATCTGACTCAAAAAGATCTCAATCAACAAAGAAAATTTCAAGAGCTTCTTGCGTAGCAAAAATTAGGGAACAAAATGGACGATGAAAAATGGGCAAAGTTTTATTCTTCAGACAAGAAGAATGTCAATAAGCTTTTCATTAAAGTCATGACATCTGATGGTGAGCATTTTTTCTTTTCAGATTACGATCATTGGTTTTTAGTAAAAGAATATTGTGAAAAAAAAGAAGTCTTCATAAAAGATCTACACTTGCAATTCAGGTCCACGAAATGCATAATAGACATTGGAAGTCCAGAGGCTGTCTACTTGGTTAGATCAGCGTGGGGGTCCATAGGAAGACCAACAAGAGATTTCTATACTGTGGGTCTACTGAAAGACGATGGGTATGTCCACAAGCAAATGTGGGTAGTCCCAGAGCTTCTCCTAGACAAAGAGTACGAAGACGATCTATCAGAATGTTTTGAGGAGGCATTGATTTACGATGATAGAAACAGAATGTTTTGAGGAGGCATTGATTTACGATGATAGAAAAAAGAAAAAGAACAGACAAGAGCAAGTATAAGCACGAGTCTACAGGTGATCACTGTACTTGTGCAGCTTATGTTGCTGAAATAATGTGTCGAAAAAATTCAGAAAATAAAAACGAAGGATCGTTGCCTTATAAATTCTGGAACAAAAAACCGTGGGATTGGACCTTCAGAAAACAGCTTTACGTTGCAAATAACTTGATCAAGTTATTCTCAGAAGAAGCTGTTGTCAAAGCTATCAACTCATCTGAGTTTTATGGAATATTTTCTTTAAATCATCCGAAAGTCAATGGGGTAATCCACAAATATCAGCTACTATTAGATGAACAGGAAGCTAAACCGAAGCAAGAAATAGAAGTTAAAAATGACGCTAAGGTAAGAAAATCTAGTTACGGTGGTAAAAATATTCTAAATAGATTGAGGAACATCGAGAATGGCGAAAAAGTCGAAGACATTGATAACTGATAGTGATTCGGATCAGATGGTAGCAACACTAATCAAGAAATATGGAAAGATTATTCAATCTGGCACCGAGGTTCTACAGAGATTAGAATCGTACAAAACCATAAGTATCGGTCCAGCGTTGGACATAGCTTTGGGTGGCGGAATCCGTGAAGGTCAGTGCGTGGTCATGACAGGAGATCCAAAGACAGGAAAGACAACCACCGCTCTTTATTTTGCGGCGAAGGCTCAAGCCGAAGGCAAAAGGATCTATTATTTAAATACCGAGGGTAGATTAACAAAGGAAAACTTTCACGGCATCAAGGGTCTGAACATTGAAGAAATTCAGATAGTTCAAGCTACAGATGACAAGCCTGTTATTTCCGCTGAAACATACCTCAATATTTTGGAACAACTGATCAAAGAAGAAGAAAACTTAGTTGTTATTGTGGATTCGACATCAAACATGGTTCCTCAGGATGAGATTGACGGAGATATCAGAAGCGGTGTACGCAACGCTTTGCCTAGATTGCTGTCAATGTTCTTCAAAAGAATCAGTGGCGACATGGCAAGAATGAAAGCTATAGCTATATTTGTTACTCATAATATTGCTAATACTGGAGGATCTAAATACGCTCCAGCAAAAATGGCTGACTGTGGAAATATGATTCAGTTTCAGGCTGGTACAAATATGGTTATTACTCACAGAGGAAAGTGGGAAGTTCCAAAGGAATCCGGAAACCATGTCGGTCAAGTGGCGAATTGGCAGATCAAGACTTCCGCCGCTGGTGGTCGTCCAATGAGCACAGCTCAAAGTTGGATTAGATATGGAGTAGGAATCGACGAATGCCAAGAGATAGCTCAGATCGCCACAGAGTTCGCTATAATAAGCCTAAAAGGATCGTGGTATACTATCAATAAGTTTGTAGAAAAGGCAGAAGATCCAATCATAAAGACTTGGCTAACAGCAAACGGCATTGATTCAACCAAAGAAGAAGAAGTGACCAAAGCCTTTAAATTTCAAGGGATAGAAAATGTGGTAACGTTCTTGAATGAGAATGAAACTTTATTAAACTATCTAAATGAAAGCATCAGAGAAGTATTGCTATGAAAGTTTTTGGGTTAAACGAAAGAGAATATATTCTGGATCTTAAAAAATGCTCCAAACCAAGAGATCGATGTTCTGTTTACCATAAAATGGCCAGAGTCCTGCTTCATGAAATGTTTTCTGGCTACAATATTTATGAAGAGGTTAAATTACCGGGATCGACAGATCCTTCAAAAAAATCCGTTTTATACCTTGACTTCTTCATTCCCAATGGTAAGGTTGGAGTAGAGGTTCATGGAGAGCAACATTTTAAATTTGTACCATTTTTTCATAAAACTAAAATGCAATATCTACAAGCTAAGGCGAGAGATGTCGCTAAGATACAGTGGTGTGAAATAAATTCGTTCAAATTGATTGAGTTACGCTGGGACGATAACATAGAATATTGGAGAGAAAAAATTGAACGCAGCAGATAGATTAAGGCATTTTTTAGATGGCATAGATGCGTATATAACCGCAAAAAACATCACACCCACACCGTTCAACGCAGAGTTTGCTATCGCAGAAACCTTTACGCTTGAGCAAATGCAGAAACTCATTCAAGATGAATGTTTTAATTATGCATATTTATTATATCAATATGCTGATCATGTATCTCACGAGCGAGCTAATTGTGAAAATGTTGTAAAATGGTGTGATTACAATCTGCAAAGTATCATAGCAGAAGATTTGAAAAATGGCGTATGGGAACAGTACGCAAAGCATGAGACAAAAGTGGCCACTATCCTAAGGGACAATGAAGTCGCTTTTAAAATCCATGAATGGAAAATGACAGCAGAAGGTCGTCTTGAAAATGTGAAAAACAGAGAATATAACATTCGTCGCAAGGCAGATATCTTGATCGAAAAAGGAAAGAAAAGATGAGTAGTGAATCTATGCAAGCGTTTTTAGACTCTTTGACAGATGATCAAAAGGCTAAACTTATAAGCGAGTTGTCTAAATCAATACCTATTATTCATAAAGAAGAAGTGGTTTCTTCTGTGAAACCTCGTGTGCAAGTGAACGAGGATTTTACTGTTGTTCGTGGTGAAAATTATTCAGATAAGAGGAAAACTCAGGTGAAAGCAAAGAACAATCAGTGGAGCGACACTGGTGAAGATCGTGATCCAAGTTTTGATGCATCTAAATTTGAACGTATGGGCAAAGCCATTCGAAACCGTGAAAGAACAAAGAAGCAATCTGTTGATTGCCACGTTTGCGGAAGGTCTATTGAATTAAATTCAAACCTAGTTTACGGAGAATTCGTTCGATGTAATAGATGCACAGGAAAGTAGAATGGATTCACAACTTTCTGACATTGGAGCAGAACGCGCTGTGTTAGCAGGGCTTTTTGCTTACGGTTTAGATTCATACGTCGAGATAAACGATTTCATTACACACAATAGCTTTGCTCATCGCAGCAATCAGGTTATTTACAAGTGTATCGAAAAAGTACTTGAAAAAAGTAATGCTATTGATATCCCGTCGATCCTGTCTGCGGCAGAGCAACTCAATCTATCAGAAGCAATACAAACAAAACAAGAGCTAGAATACATCAGAGACTTGATGGATTATCCAGTCAAGCAAACCAATGTATTGATTTTTGCGGCTCAAGTTAAAAAGTTTGAATTTGCCCGTAAGGCTAGGCTTATAGCCAACAAGATAGACAAAGATATCTCATCTATCAATGGCGATGAGACTATAGATGAAATCATTAGTCTTGTGGAAATGCCGTTGATGGATTTTCTTCGAGGAGATGACTCTGGTAAAAAACCCGAGATGCTCGGAGACGACATTGATGAATATCTTGATTTTCTCATAGAGAATAAATGTGACCAAATCGGATTGACTAGCGGTTTTCCGAGATTCGACTCTGTGGTTGGAGGAGGTCTACGTAGAAAATGCGTAGACTTAGTCTCCGCTCGTCCCGGAGTTGGTAAGTCTGTCTTTGCAGACAACGTAGCTATACACAACGCTCGCAAAGGCATCCCCGTTTTGATGCTAGACACAGAAATGTCTAAAGAGGATCATCTCAATAGAATTTTGTCTAATATCAGCGGAGTTGACATAGGAGAAATATCAACAGGAAAATTCTCAGAAGATGATGAAAAGCTTATCCGTGTGAAAAAAGCTAAAGAAGAAATCAAAAGCATTCCATACACTTATGCGAGTGTTGCCGGAATGCCGTTTGACGCACTCTTGAACATTATAAAGAGATGGATATTGAGAAGTGTGGGTCAAGATGATAAAGGCAAGACAAAAGACTGTTTGGTCGTTTGTGACTACCTAAAGTTAATGTCTTCAACATCTATCAAAAACAATGTACAAGAATATCAAGCTCTTGGTTTTCAGATAACCGACCTTCATAACCTAGCTGTCAAATATGATTTTCCATGCTTGTCTTTTGTTCAGTTGAACAGAGATGGTATCACAAAAGAGTCTACAGACGCTGTGAGCGGTTCTGATAGGCTCATTTGGTTATGCACATCTTTCTCCATATTTAAACTCAAGTCTGTTGAGGAGCTTGCAGAGGATGGACCGAATGCAGGTAATCGTAAGTTGGTAACATTAAAAGCTCGTCATGGAGCTGGTTTGATCGACGGTAATTATATCAATATGAATATGATAGGATCTCATGCCAAACTTGTAGAACTAAGAACTAGAAATGAAATGAGAATGTCTCCAAACGGAGGTATTATTGAGGGTTCGAATCTACCTTTTGACGCAGAGGAAGAAGATGAAGATTGATAATGACGTGAAGTTAGACTTTGATGATGTATTACTCGTACCACAAAGATCAAAGGCTGCTAGCAGAAAAGATGTTGATTTAAAAAGAACATTCAAATTCTATCACTCAAACAGAGATTGGAATGGAATACCAATAGTCGCTGCCAATATGGACACAACTGGCACCTTTGCTATGGGAACAGCGTTATCAGCTTATGATTGCTTAACATGTCTCAGTAAACATCATGAAGCATCTTCCGTTGCGTCATACTACAGTATGCGTAATAACCAAAATAATGTTTGGGTTAGCGTGGGCATGGAAGATGATTCTGATAAAATCAGTGAAATAACAGATATTCTTGGGCACTCTCCTAATATCTGCGTAGATGTAGCCAATGGATACACTGAGAAGTTTATTGATCGGTGTGCCTCGATAAGAAGAAAATTCAATGACTCTATAATTATGGCTGGAAATATTTGCACTCCAGAAATGGTTTCAGAGCTTATTCTTCATGGTGGAGTTGATATTGTGAAGGTTGGGATTGGTCCCGGATCTGCTTGCACAACGAGATTAAAAGCTGGAGTAGGATATCCTCAGCTATCTGCTATTGCAGAATGCTCACACGTAGCTCACGGATTAAGCTCCGAGGTTGGTAGACTTGGTTTGATATGTGCTGATGGAGGTTGTCGTTACCCAGCAGATGTAGCCAAGGCTTATGCTGCTGGAGCAGATTTTGTTATGTTGGGAGGAATGCTTGCTGGCACATGGGAATGCGACGGTGAGTGGACATACGATGAAAACGGCGAAAGAAAAAGCATGTCATTTTATGGAATGTCTTCAAAAAAATCTCAAGAAAAACATGGAGAAGGTCTTCAAGATTACAAAGCTAGTGAAGGCAGGGTAAAAACGGTTGACTATAAAGGCACAGTATTCTTGACACTCAGAGATATTTTAGGTGGAATTCGCAGTGCTTGTTCTTACACAGGAGCAACAAATCTTAAAGATTTTAGTAAAACCGCTAAGTTTATAAGGGTCAACAGAATACACGACAATAAATCTGTAGAGGAATTATGATCATTTACATCTTGATGGCTAACACAAGGTCACGATTTATATGAAGACAACAAATGCTCGTCTTGATCTCTCTAAAGTAAAAGATATAATTTTTAACGATATCTTCATTCTTCTGGACAGTTTTAAGTTGGAATATACTCAGGATAGAGATAACATCTTTATGAGGTGTCCTATTCATGAAGGCAGTGACAATCAAAATGGACTGTCGATTTCTTTGAACAAGCAGATGTGGAAATGTTGGACCCGTGGCTGTCATGATCATTTTCAATCAGATATTTTTGGTTTGATCAAAGGGTTATTGGATACAGAATCATTCTCAGAGGTATTAAAATACACGTCTAAATTGTATAATTTTTACGACGCAAAAAGCGATAAGATCACTATCGACACTGTTTCTGGATATGATGCAGACGACTGTTACAATGACTTTAATAAAATTGTTAGTTCTATCTCTAGATCTAAAAATAACCCTGAGGGCTGCACCAAGTCGCTCAACAAGGATTTGTTGGGAGACTCAGGGATCATGTCTCCTTATTTCTTATCCAGAGGGTTTAAAGAAGAAACGCTCAAATTCTTTGAGGTTAAAGAAACGAAAGATCGCCAAGGGATTTTTAGACACAGGGCAATCATTCCTATTCGTTTCAAATCCCATGCCGTTGGATTCATTGCTAGAGCAACCAAAGAATGGATACAACCAAAATACATCTTCTCCGAGGGGTTAAGAAAAACAGATTATTTATACAATTTTGACAATGCTATAAGTTCTGCACAAGATACAAATTCAATGTTTTTGGTGGAAGGTCAAGGTGATGTTTGGAGACTGTGGGAATGTGGAGTTCGCAATTGTGTTGGATTATTTGGAAAAGATATATCCGGAACACAAAGAAGCTTGTTATTGAATTCAGGTGTGACGACGCTCGTCGTGTTGACAGACAATGATCAGGCTGGAAGAGAATCTAAAATAAAGATAAACAGAGACCTAGGCAGATTATTCAAATTAATTTTTCCAAACATCAATGCTAAAGATATTGGTTCTATACAAAGTAAAACCGTTAAAACGAATATCTTAAAAGACTTAAAAGGATACTATCAATGATTCTAGGAATTTCTGGACGCAAGCAAGCTGGCAAAAACACTACTGCAAACATCTTGCATGGCATTGTTCTCAAGGAACAGGGATTTATTAAAGATTGGGAAATTGGAGATACTGGTCAATTATTGATCAAGACATCTGGTGTAGATGGTTGGGGCGAATTCTGCATTGAACGTAAAGATAAAGCGTTTGTAGCATGGGCAGATAATAATATGTGGCCATTCGTTAAGCTTTATAGTTTCGCGGACAGTCTAAAATGGATGTGTACAGAACTTTTTGATATTCCAAATGAATGCGTTTGGGGAACCAATGATCAAAAAAATCAAATTCAAGAACATTTACTTTGGGAAAATATGCCCGGAGTTGTCACTCCGGAAGTCGCGGAGGAATTCTTCGACAAACACATCGATGACTTCAACCGACTCAGTCCACCAGCAGCTAAAGAAGACTTTCTGTCTATGGGGCTGATCATCCACAAGTCAGGCTTCATGACCGCTCGCGAGTTTATGCAATACTTGGGCACAGATGTGATGCGCAAGATGTATGAGCCAATTTGGGTTAAAGCATGCCTTAAAAAGATACAACACGAACAATCTCAGTTGGCAATAATAGCAGATGTTCGTTTTCCAAGTGAAGTTAAAGCGATAGAGCAAGCTGGCGGAACGCTGGTGCGACTAACAAGGAAAGTTTTCTCAAAAGATAATCATTCCAGTGAAGTAGCCCTTGACGATTACCCATTTGTCCATGTTATGGAAAACAGCAATGAATCAATAAATGAACTAAAGAATAAGGTAAAATCTTTTTATCTTAATTTAGTAAAACCCACTTACCTTAATTAAAGGAATCTGATGCTAGTAACATATGTAAGAAGTTCCAGCTACAACAATTATGACTTTTGCCAAATGCAATATTTTTTGACTTATGTCTTGGGATGGCAATCTGACAGTGGCAAAAAGGCAGATATGGGAACGATGTCACATAAAGTTATGGAAATTTTAGCTTCCTTTAAAAAGTATCAACAAGATAATCCACGCAAAAAGATTTTTGAAATACAAGACGATAAATGCGGCAAGATAAAGGTTTCAAAAGATGAGCTTTATACCGATGGGTTTGTGGATAAAATTATTGATCTATCGATATTAAAATATTCAGATGGTTCAAAACATAAATTTCTTAAAAGTGATAAAGCAGATGTTCGAAATACGGTTTTTGCTTTTTTAACGCATACAGATGGACTGTTTGACCCCAGAAACAGAAACATTCATCATCCAGAAGCTCATTTTGATATTCTTATAGAAGAAGAATGGGCTAAATTTGAATATGAAATAGACGGCAAAATGGTCAAGGGTCAACTGGCAATAAAAGGAACCATTGACTTGACAACCTTGGTGAATGACTCTACAATAGAAGTTATCGACTGGAAAAGTGGAAGACGTATGGATTGGGCTACCGGACAAGCCAAAGATTACAAGAAGCTGGAAGATGACCCTCAGTTGCTTTTATATTTTTACGCTATTTCCAAATTGTATAAAGATTTTCCCAATAGAATAATGAGCATCTTCTTTTATAAAGATCCTGACGGTAAGCCAGATCCAAAACCTTTCAGCATTTGCTTTGGACCAGAAGATGAACAAAGGTTTCTAGAAAAACTTAAAAACAGGTTTTTAGAGATTCAACAAAACAATAATCCAAAGCCTGTAGATCCAACAAGAAACAATATGAAATGTAAATATCTGTGTCATTTTTGCAAAAACAATTGGGAGGACACCAATGAGAATATGTGTATATACATAGAGAAGCATTTAAAACAACACGGCATGAAAGAGACTATCAAAGATTGCACCCGTCCCGGTTTCAACATAGGTTTCTATGAAGCACCGGGCTAAAAAAAGAAAGATTTATCATGTTACACCATGTTCACATTGGTCGCAGAGGCTTCTTGCAAGCTGGAGTTTTAGCTGCAATCGGTCATAATATGACGCTTGCTGACATAAAGAGTCACAGCAGTGTGGAAGGCACAGCAAAGAGTGTGATTTTTATATATCTTCCCGGAGGCATTGCTGCTCAGGAATCATTTGATCCTAAAATCAATGTGCCTGTAGAGTACCGAGGGTCGATGAAGCCAATCAACACCAATGTCGATGGTATTCAGCTAAATGAGTCTTTGGTGAAAACAGCGACGATTGCAGACAAGTTAACAATACTTCGCTCCATGACTCATGGTGAAGCTGCTCATGAACGAGGCACACACAATATATTCACTGGATATAAACCAAGTCCAGCGATTCAATACCCATCCATAGGAGCCGTTGTAAGTCATGAGTTTGGATCTAAAAACAGTATACCTGCGTACATCTCTATTCCAAATCAATCAAATGAATTTGCTGGAACTGGTTATCTGAGCAGTTCTTTTGGATCTTTTGATCTTAACTCTGATCCTGCTAGTGATAATTTTAAGGTAAAAGATCTTGCTCTTCAAATCGACGCCAAAAGATTCGACAAAAGAAAAAAAGCTTTGGATCTGATAAACTCAGATTTTATCAATCAAAATAAATCGGCAGATACTTTGATGGCTATGAACTCCTTTTATGACAAAGCCTATGACTTGATAGGAAATTCTGAGACTCAAGAAGCATTTAAGCTAGAAAAAGAATCGCCAGAAACACGAGACAGATACGGTAGAAATACCGCTGGAGCCAGAATGCTTTTGGCTCGTAGACTTGTGGAAGCTGGAGCAAGGTTCGTCACCTTGACATATGGCAGTTGGGATATGCATGACGGTATAGAAAATGGTATCAAATCTCAACTTCCAGCTTTTGATCAAGGTTTTGCTTCATTGATTCAAGATCTATCAGACAGAGGGCTTTTGAGTTCAACTTTGGTTTGTGTAATTTCTGAATTTGGAAGAACTCCAAAAATTAATTCTACAGGAGGACGAGACCATTGGCCTAGAGTTTTCAGTTCAGTTCTTGCTGGAGGCGGAATCAAGGGTGGTATTGTTTACGGATCTTCAGACACAACTGGATCAGAGCCTCAAAACAATCCGGTTGAAATTCATGATTGGGCAACGACAATCTACCATCAAATGGGAATCAATGCTGATAAAGAACTCATGGCCCCCGGAGGCAGACCGATAGAGATTGTTGATTTTGGAAAAATTATAAAGGATATTATTATATGATAAACAGAAGACATTTCTTAGAGCATGTTGGTGGACTTGCAGCTTTAGCCTCCACATCTTACGCTTTTGGTCATAGTATCATTGAAAATGCGTCTAAATTACGCAAACAAGAAAAATCTGCAATTTTAATATGGCTGGGCGGCGGTCCTCCAACTATCGATATGTGGGACTTGAAACCAAACACCAAGAACGGTGGTCCATTCAAGCCTATCAGCACAACTGGGGATTTTCAGATTTGTGAACATCTGCCTTTGTTGGCACAGCTTGGCGATAGCTTTTCTTTGATCAGAAGCATGTCCACTCAAGAAGCAGATCATGAGCGTGGAGCATATTATATGCACACTGGATTCAAACCCTCTCCAACAGTGCAGCATCCATCCATTGGCTCTGTGGCATCTTTTGAACTTGGAAAAAACAGAAAAGAACTAGATATTCCATCGTTTTTTTCTGTCAACACTGGAAGTGTAGGCGGTGGATTTTTAGGAACTTCGCACAATCCCTTTGTGGTAGATTCCAATGGAAATGTAAATAATCTAGGCAACAAACTCAATCTGAATCGTTTGGACGCTTTATCTTTTGTCGAAGATAATTTTATCAATTCTAGACGAGGAGAATTGCCAAGAGACCATAAAAAGCTGTATGAAAAAACCATAAAGTTAAATACTTCTCCACAGATGGATGCTCTCAAGGTTGACACAGAACCTCAACAAACGAAAGACGCTTATGGAAACACTAGCTTTGGCCGAAGCGTATTGATGGCACGCCGTTTGATTCAAGTCGGAGTTCCTTTTGTGGAAGTTGGATTTGGAGGCTGGGATTTGCATCAAATGACTCACGAAACGCTAAAAGACAATAAATTGCCAGAATTAGACAAAGCAATTTCCGCATTGATAGTTGATCTGAAAAGACTTGACATGTGGGAAAATACCGCTATCATCATGATGGGCGAGTTTGGTCGAACGCCCAAAATCAATCGGGATGCTGGCAGAGATCACTGGGCTATGAGTTGGAGCGCTTTTGTTTCAGGTGGGTTGTTCAAGAATGGGCAAGTCATTGGATCAACTTCAGAAGACGGAACTCAACCTCAAGGATCGATCTATCAAGCTTCAGACCTTATGGCAACCGTTTGTTCTGCTCTTGATATAGACACCAGCAAAGATTATACGTCGAAAAATGGACGACCAATGCGTATCGCAAATGGCGGAAACGCAATCAAAGAACTCGTTTAATTTTAAATCACAAGGAGATGTAAATGCCAATTCCAAAGAAGCAAAAAAATGAAGACTCAAATAATTTTATGAGTCGTTGCATGAGTGACCCAAATATGGGAAAAGATTATCCAGACAAAGAGCAAAGAGTTGCTGTTTGTATGAGCAAAGCTTGCGAAGATATGAATTATATCGCATCAGCAGATTTTCAAATGTATTTTGACGCTTATGGTTCTGAAGAAGAAATCAATGAAGATAATTTTTATATTCCACATTCACACGAATACGTGACCACCGA